TGTTAACAACATCTTCCGCTTGTCTCTTTGCACATTCAGGCCAACCTTCAGGCCAGTCGCTTATAGACCAAGACCCTCGTTCTACATGACTCTCTGCATAATCATTGGTGAAGTACGTACTTCCTCCGGAAGACAAACAAGATGAAGGAAAAGTTATATTCTTACCATTTAATGAGAGCACAAGTGTGCCGAAACATAGACAAGGGTACTTGCCATCATAAGAAACGAAGTTGACTTCAAACTTTTGACATTTCATAACATTTCCTCCTTATTGTTTTCATAGAAAAAGATCAGTAACCTTAAAAAAAATTGTAAGAAAAACTACCTATTTTTTCTTAATTTTTCACTGAAGAAGTTTGGTAGCCCTAAGCAGAATCGAACTGCTGTCTCTGGCTTGAGAGGCCAGTATTCTAAACCCCTAAACTATAGGGCCACGCAATAACTATATAATGTCAAACATCTTAACCCACAGGTGTTTCACTGTCGCACTTGGTGCGAAGGGTTTGGCGGGGATGGAAGGATTCGAACCCTCAACCTTCTGATCCGAAGTCAGTAGCGCTGTCCAGTTGCGCCACATCCCCTCACTTACTGGTACTCCTGGCAGGACTCGAACCTGCATGTTACGGCTTAGAAGGCCGTTTGCCATCCAGTTGGCGCACAGGAGCACAATATTTGGTGCCGCCCCTCCGGATCGAACGGAGACCTCTGGAGCTTCAATCCAGCGTACAGACCAACTATACGAAAGCGGCACATATCTGGAAGCCGAGCAAGGATTTGAACCTTGAACGAAAGAGTCAGAGTCTTTCGTGTTGCCGATTACACCACTCGGCTTTACTTTTGGCGGAAGGCGAGGGATTCGAACCCCCACAGGTTTTACCCCGGCAGATTTCAAGTCTGCTGCCCTGCGCAATTAGGCGAGCCTTCCTTTGGCGGTGGTAGGGGGATTTGAACCCCCGAAAGTTTCCTGGCTGACAACCAGGCGTCCTAGACCTAACTAGACCATACCACCGTGGAGCGGTTAGTGAGGTTCGAACTCACGACCTTCTGCATGGCAAGCAGATGTTCTTCCAACTGAACTATAACCGCCTGGTGGGTGATGACAGGATTGAACTGCCGGCCCCCTCCGTGTAAAAGAGGTGCTCTCCCAGCTGAGCTAATCACCCTTGGTAGCGGGAGAGGGATTTGAACCCTCGACTTCAAGCTTATGAGGCTTGCACGCTGACCAGACTGCGTCATCCCGCAACGTTTCTTAAACTGTTATTACTACCGTACCTCCATTAAAAACTATTGTTATATATGTTAATACTTACTAGCTGGTCGGTGTGGGAGAAGTCGAATCTCCAATCCTCGCCTTAAAAGGGCGATGCCTTACCGTTTGGCTACACACCGACGTAATGTTTGGTAGTCCCAGTCGGAATCGAACCGACATTTGCAGATAGAAAGTCTGCCGTCCTAAGCCATTAGACGATGGGACCACGTAAAGTTTGGCTGAGCGAGTAGGATTTGAACCTACGTGAGGATTTCTCCTAAATGGTTAACAGCCATCCACCTTCGACCACTCGGTCATCGCTCAACGTAATATTTGGGGCCCTGGGTAGGACTCGAACCTACAGCCTTCGGATTACAAAACCGACTATCTAGCCAATTGATATACCAGGGCTTACTTTCTGGTGGATCCGGAGAGACTCGAACTCTCAACTTTCTGCTTGCAGGGCAGACACTCTCCCAATTAGAGTTACGGACCCATTTAACTTACTTCTATATTTATCTTCTCCTTAATCTTTTGGTGGACCAGAAAGGACTCGAACCTTCAACCATCCGGTTATGAGCCGGGAGCTCTACGCATTTGAGCTACTGGTCCTTGGAAGCCGAGGTCGGACTTGAACCGACGTAGAAAGATTTGCAGTCTTCCACCTGAGCCACACTCGGACACTCGGCTTCATTTGTTTGGCAGACCCGGAAGGACTCGAACCCTCATCAACTGTTTTGGAGACAGTAATGCTAGCCATTACACCACGGGTCTACATGTTACCAGACTACACCATACCCCTACTTGTTATATTTTTATACCCTCCTGAGTATAATTTTCTGGAGCGGGTAGCGAGGCTCGAACTCGCGACAGTCTGCTTGGAAGGCAGGAACTCTACCAACTGAGCTACACCCGCTGGGGTGACCGAGGGGACTTGAACCCCCAATGACCAGAACCACAATCTGGTGGCTTATCCATTTTGCCAACGGCCACGTTCTACCAAGTTTTACCTTGGCTTAATAGCGGTGGCGTTCTATTAGTCTTCACTTAGGTTAAGACGTCTTCCCCTAAGCCAGGGATCTAATCTACATACCACCCAATGTCTGGTGGAGAGAGAAGGACTCGAACCTCCAATGCTAGTTTTAGCGACAGGGTTACAGCCTGCTGTCTTGCCAATTAGACTATCTCTCCGTTAATAACAAAAAAGCTGAGGAGGTGTAGTTGCCTCCCCAGCTTTGGGTTTCTATCTTTATGTGTAAAAAGGCAACTACATATATAACTCCGAATGTTCCGCATCATTATTCCATTTTATATTAATGGAACAACCCTGTACGGTTCCTGATACTGTGCTAAAATAATTTCTCATTCGTGATAACATTTGTTTTAGTTTCCTTCTTAATATGAGTATAGACCCGAAAAACGTACTTGTCAACCTTTTTATTTTTTATTTTTAGTTAACCACTCGAGCAACTGCTCTGCATCATCCTTCGGTATCTTTACTACTTCGTCGAACTCACCTATACCAGAGACGTCTGTTCTTATCCTGACTGAAAGCTCGCCATCAGTATCAACGAATAAAAATGCTCCGGTATTTAAAGTCCTCATGTTAAGTAATACTCTCTTTATTATTATTTTCACTCTCTTCTAAATAAGCAGTAATACCTTCACGCATAAACGGTGCTTGTGTAACACCAGAGAACAGTAAGTGTTTAACTTCGGTTAACATATTTAAATTTCTTAAAAACTTTTTTGTTTGTGCTATTATGAACTGCTCGTTAAAGAAGAAATCAAGTACTAACTGTGGAATGACCTGATGACCTAATACATTAGCTCTTCTATTTAATTCTAACTCATTTATTCCGGGTTCCAGTTTTTGTAATACAGTACGAGTATCGTTTATGTTTTCTATCAATAACTTAGTTGAATTGTCAAGCATTGCTATATCTGTGTTCTTGTATAAGTTTTCAAATACGTCCCACGCTATTTGAGGCTGCATTTTAATCAACCTGCAAACATTAGGACAGAACATTAACGCATGCCAATGAATTACTAAGTTTAACTCTTCTGTTCTTTCGTACCATCTATATTGAAAACCTCTAGCCCATGCACTAACTAAAGGATTGCACAGCACATTACCTAAGGGACTCTGAGATAGTACCCTGGCATAAACAAATTGACATTGTTTTCTAATAGCCCTCTTCAGGGCTGTCCGAGTCATCGGTATGTAAGCTATCCGTGGATCTTGATATTTCGGCGACATTTTGTTTCTCCTTTAATACTTGTTGTATAATATTTTTAACATTTGGATCAATAATCTTTCTAAAAGCAAGAGCAGCCAGCACTATAGCATCAAGTCTTCTAAGTACAATTTTTAAGTTTACGGTGCTTGTGCAGAATTGCGTTGTGAATAGTTTCTCAAGAGCTTGATAGAATGATTCTGTGATAGTAAAGTCAGTACAATTTAGAAAGCCCATTCTGATAATCATTATGCTTTCATCGTTATACCATGAATAGTCTTTCCACGAGGAAGCTTGATGATATTGAAGTCTTATAAATTCATTTGAATGAACAGCTGCAACTGGGTCAAGTGGGTTGTTGGCAAAGTATTGCATCTGTATAGAAAATTCTGGAGCTTCTTTAGCTCTCTCATCTTTAGGATTATTTGTAAAGTAAGCAGCTCTTATCGAAAGATCAATATCTTTTATAGCAGCTTCGTCCTCCCAAGACCATTTAGCATAGTAAATATACCTTATCTTAGGAGCAGCGTCTAGTTTTGCGTTATCGTCATCCCAGTTAACAGCTTCATAATAACCTTGCCTATGTTCAGGATTTGGTCGATTTCTAGCAAATTCTATATCCTCAAGAGGAATAGGATATTTTTCTCTAAGCTTAGTTAGGATAGCCATCATCCTGTTGTCATCATCGGTGCAATCAAATGCCATTACGTATACTTCCTTTAAGCCATCTTAGTATATAATACTTCTCCTTCTTCAAAAAACTCTGAAAATTTAATTAACATGTCTATAGGATTTACATAAAGAATGTTCATAGTATGTTTATACTCCGTAGCTATGTTAATCGAATGCACAAATACTCTCCTCTGATCTTTTAATAAGATAGTAGAGGACTGTAAAAGAACAGTGCATTCCATGTTATGAAACATTAGCCCTTTCTTAGTTCCATCTAAACCAGCATTCATAGCGCCCGGTCTAAAAGTATCAGATTGTGCAAAATCGAGAGTATTGAAAGCCTTAGCAACTTCCTTCTCTCCTTCAGTCTTTAAAGTGAAGGATAGCCTTGTTTTAGGTATACAGAAAGTCATAACATTATCGGACGTATTCAATGCAACATTTAAGCCAAGTGTGAAACTCTTTTTAATCATCTTTGCTTCTCCTTCCATCTTATGAAGTTACTTTTACATTCAGGACACAATTCTTCACCATCAATAAATTCTGCAGAAAGTCTGCTGAATCTATAACCACAATCACTACACACATACATGTCAATCCTCCTCAGTATCGAATCTTTTCAAATCAAGCATCAACCCTTTAAGGTAAGCCAGGAATATATTCTTCGACAAAGAAGATTCAGAGTTAGGTAAAGTAATAGGTGTAGCATCTAGAAAGTTTCTAATCATAATCTTACGACCCTTTACATCATCACTCTTAATTGTTAGGATTTCTTTTATTACAGCTGATGCGTCATGTGCTGCTAATGCCCAGATTTCCATTTCTCCTAACCTCTGTGCTCCTTGATTCCTTTTTCCTTGCAAAGGCTGCCCTGTAAGTTGTGAATAAGGTCCTGTTGCTCTACTATGTATTTTTGACTCTGACGTATGCAATAACTTTAACATGTACATGTAACCACATGCTACTGGTTCAGTAGTTCGCTTTTTATAAGCAGGAATAAACAAATGCTGCTTTTCTTGTATATCTAGCCTTTTTAACATCTGTAGATAGTTGTCCTTAGTGATTGAGCAGAAAGGTGGCTGATAAACAGTTAGGCCCTTTAGAATAACGTCATTATACAAAGCGTCCTTCTCAGCTTTTGTCATTCCTTTTATCTTATCTTTTACTTGTTTTGAATACCATTGTTTTTCTGTATTGTCTATTAGCTCAATAAACTCTGTCATCAACTGTAATGCAGCTCCTGAGCTTTCGATTGACATCATCTCTGTAATCTTTTTACAAGCAGTAGTTAAGGTTAACTCAAATAACTGTCCAACATTCATTCGAGTAATGACACCCATAGGATTTAAGCAAACCTCGAATGGCTGATCATTCTCATCTCTAGGCATAGCTGACTCTGGAAGTATCAAAGATATAACACCTTTATTTCCTGCTCTGTTAGCAAGCTTATCACCTACATGTACTTTATGCTTCTTCCTTGAATAAACTTTAATCAGTACACCTTCAAAATGTTTGTTAGTATAAAACTTACCAATCTTGCTACTTCTTACAAGCTCCGTCTTATACTGTTCTGCTGTTAAAGGATCATCAATAAATCTTTTTACTACATTTAGCTGAGCCTGTTCTTCTGCAATCTGTTTTTTCATTATAGTATCTAAAACCTGCGCAAGATCATCATCAAGTACATGCACATCATTAATAAAAACCTCTACACGCATAATCTCAGATCCTTCAGGAATAGTTATGTCTCTTGTCTCTTTATCAAAATCAAATAAGACTTGGGTTTCTGGCTTAACAGAATACTTTCGAGCAACCAATCCATCGACTATTACATCACCTTGTGTGGGTAAATAGCCAGTGCTAAGCTTCTTTAATGTCTCGTGTGGTTCAAGATGAATGTCAGCAACATTGTATGACCAATGTGTTAATTTCTCAGAAGCAGCTTCTGAAATAACAATAGCATCTTCGTATGTATAACCTTCGTAGCAATAAAAACATGTTTTCATATTTTTACCAATGCAGGTTTTCTCATCCTTGATTGAAAACTTGTCGTAGGCAACTATCTGATTCTTGGTAACCTTATCTCCAACCTTCACAGAAGTTTTAAATTGTTTGAAAACTTTCTTTCTTGTAAATTCGTCTCTCGTATCAACTAAGAAATTCTTTTGTGTAAGATCTGACTTTACAATAATGAAGTCCTTATTTACAAAAAGGATTGAGCCATCAACAGGACTGCGACGTGTAAACGTACTCATTTTTGCAGTCATATGTTCTACACCTGTCTGTATCATAGGAATGTCTGCATTCTCTAGAATAAGTGATTGTTCACTTTGATTAGCTCCCATCTGTAACCTAACACCGTCATTCTTTTCTAAGAAAGGAATGGTTGCTACTGAAATAGAAACAACATCTTTTGTTTTCATTTCTTTATCAAGCACTACTTTTCCCGTCTCAAGATCAAGTTGCGCTGTAGCTGTTAAGTTTGTTACTACTCCGCAGTTAGGACCATCTGGAGTATCTATGGGGCATATCGCCCCATAGTAGGAAGGATGTAGATTTCTCATTGCTAAGGATACTTGATCTTTTTGTAAACCATCTATTCCGAAAACAGAACATTTATAAAAGTTAGCTACTTCCGCTATTGGGTTTGTTGATGAATCATATTGCACAAGAGGTTGGAGTTCTGCTTTCGGCAAAGAGTTCATTATTTCATCAGGTTTAATTTTGATGTGATGAACTCTTTGTGGGTACTTCATGCTAACTCTAACAATAGAGAATACTTTCTTAAATAAAGGTGTTAGCAAGTAGTCTTCTAAACGTAGTACACGTCTTGAAAGGTCCAAGAAATCAAACTCTTGCTCAGACTTATAATCTGTTATAGTCTTGATTAAGAAGTTTGCAAAGTTTCCATCATAATTTAACTGGTCTCTTGTAATCGGATCAAAGAAGGAATTTTCCAGACTCTCTAAAATCTCTTGTCCTTTCTTTTTGAAGTTCCTTTTATCAAAGAAGTAATAACCTAGCATCCCTACAAAGTATGAATCGGTTGCAAACTCTTCCAGCACATCTCTATACGTTTCGTTGCAAGCTGTCATAAAAATCATTTTACCAAGCGGGTCAAGTTGATCCATATTCTTAATTTCAATGCACTGAGAATTCTTTTTATCCTTGAAGATCATTTTATGTTCTTTTGAATCAACCGCAGGATCATATTTCTTCTTTCTTGCAACTACTCCAAACTGCTTACATGTTTTTCTAAAACCATTAACAGCAAATAGAATTGTTGATAGAGGGATCTTCTTCTTGAATATGTATGCCTTACACTTCTCTCCAAGCTTATCATACACAATCGATAGATCATTAAAAGCAGATCTTACAAAAATTAATCCAGGCCTTGACACTATGGAGGGGTCTACTAACTGAAACACTGGAGTGTTCTCATAACCATTGATCATAAACTTTCTGTTTAGCATTAGTGGCAAATGTAGTGAAAATATCTTCTCCATAACATTTTCTCTATCGGTTACCTGACAAGTAACCTTTGCTGTAAATGTATCAGTTTTGTATAGACGATAATACTTAAGACCTCTAGGTTTAAAGCTGAATTCAACATCTTTTACTTCAACATGACCTGTGTATTCCAGGTACTTAAAAATCTTAAAAATCTTATTCTTAAGCCTATCTTGATCGAACTCGAAAAATTCTAACAGGTCTGACTTCCTCTCAAAAGGATAGATTTGCATTTGGTTCATTTACGTATTCTCCTTTTTAAAACTCTAGCATAACAATTTTCTCTAGAATAGAAAGTGTTTTGTTAGGACTGAGTTTATGATCTTTAATACACTCCAAACTTCTTACGACTGCGCTCTTGAACCTTTCAAAAGCCATGCCCTGCATAATGGATGTATGCAGCGGCAATGATGATAATGTTTTAATCTCATCTGGTAATGTTGCTTGTGTAAATCTCAGAGGAATATTTTCTGAGTAAGCAAGTTGTGATAACAACACTTCCAAAAAGATTATATCAATTAATCCGTAATTCTTGAAAATAGTTAGCAAGTGGTTAAAGAGTCTATAAAAGCTTTGACCTTTATACTCTGCACATATTTTCTTATTATCAAGCAAGTATCTAAGCTGTCGTAAGTCACTAACAATATCTTGATTCTGTAAATCTATTTTCATTAGTGTCGTACCCTCAGTAAAGTGACCTATGTGGTATAAATCTATCTCAGGGATCTTTTCAAACACTATTGGGTTTTGCCCTGTGAACTTAATTGCATAATAATCTTCTTCTGCATCATCGTCTGAATCAACTAAGTACAGATCCCCGTCTTTTGAAGCTATGATTTTATTATCTTCTATTTCTAGGAATTTATGATTCAGTTTATCAAGTAATTCTCCAAGAGCTGATTCAGCTACACCACCCATATGAAATGTTCTTAAAGTCATCTGGGTAGCTCTTTCTCCCATTGCCTGTGCGGCAAGTATGCCTACTTGCTCTCCCCATGAAAAACCACCAATACACTTTTTACAGAAACCTCTGTCTCCTTGACAGTAGATAGGACTTCGTAGCTTTACCACTTTACCTAAATACTTTTCTGGTTTGGTAACTTCAACTATCTTTACACCTTCTTTAATATACCTACCTTTTAAGAAGTCTACTGTACCATCATCAACAACTAAATCAAAGAATCTGTCAGTTCCGCAATCTTCTAACTCTTTGTTGATAATGCAAGGAGACAAGGCAAAGATAAGCTTTCGTGTTAAATGACCAGAGGTGCCTGTATTAAGACTGCTATCGACAACACCTTTTCTTGAACCGTAACTGGACCTAAAAAATTCTTGTGGCGTAAGTCCATCTATCAAACAATTCGTTATAGGATCAGATTGGATATTTCCAACAACGTCTGTAACTAATCCTTTAAACAATGAAATCTGTGAAACCTGTTTCCAGCTTCCTCTTGCACCAGATTTAATCATATCAAAGACTGGATTCTCCTCCAACTCATTTTGCATAATATCACTCAAGTCAGCCATAGTTTTCATATCGCGAACATCCGTTATAGTTTCTTTTGCTTTAACAGCTTCACGAAGCATGAAATCTGTAACTGAAAAGGATGACCCAATTTGCGTGGTTGTAGTAAACCCTATTGTTTTTATATCTTCAAGAATGTCTTTTAAATAAGGTCTTAATCCCATTGCCTGTAAAACGTTATATAGTACTGTTTTAGTTACAGGTTCATTTACGAAAGGAATCTTCTCTCGCAGAATCTTATTAAATATAACTCTACCTATAGTCGTTACATTTCCTTTGTAGGTTACACATAGATTATGGTCAAGTGTCATCAATGTCTGTAACTTCTTAGCTGGGCTAAGTTCCGATACTGCTTTGTCGGGCCCCTTCTTTGTTAGTTTATATAAACCAAGAATGATATCATGACTTGGAAGGAAAGTAACAGTTCTAGACGAAGGAGATATAATTTGATTCTCAGCTAGCAAGGATGTTCTTGTTTCTTCCAATGCTGCTTCCGACAACGGCAAATATACAGCAATCTGATCTCCATCAAAGTCTGCATTAAACGGAGGACATACCAATACAGGAATTGCAATGGCTGATGTATCTTTTTTAACTTTCGGGAAGAAAGATATCATGCCTAATCTGTGTAACGTTGGCTGTCTATTTAAAATAACGCAACTCGTTGACAGTATTTCGTCAAGAATTACAACATACTCATCATCAGACAAAGTATCTAGTTTATCGAATGCTGTAATAAGAGGAAGCTGTTTGTTGTTTATCAGATATGATAATACGTGAAACTTATAAAGTTCTTTGCACATCTCTAATGGAAGTTCCACTGTATTTAAATCAAGCTTAGGGTTAGGTACAATAACTGCACGTGAACTAAAGTCTGCTCGTTTGCCTAGAAGGTTCTGTCTGATTAGCCCTTTCTTCTTGCTTAACTTTTCTTCTACCTTTTGAAAAAACTCATCTATAAATGTTTGTATCTCATAATACTCTACGAGTAATGTCTTTTCAAAAACAGATACACGCTTTGTTGCATCGTTCTTTCTTAACATACGTACATATATATTATTAAGATCGTCGACTACTATAATGTTATCGACCTTCAACATATTTCTAGTACCTACAGGAAGGACCGGAATGTGTAAAGGAAACATTTCGTCCTTAAACTGCATTGCAAACTTCTTGAAGTTCTTATCACTAATGTTCAGTTTAAAAAGATTCTTATATAAGAAATCTCCTCCAGTACCACTAGCGGGATCTGACTCATCTGCTTCCTCTAGCTGTTTGTTCGCTACCTTGTAAAACTTCTTTCCATATATAATACCTTTAACTTTCTGTTGTCCGAACTCTTTCGACAAAAAGGATACAATATAAGGGTGTGTTACGCGATATGCGAGTGTGATTCTTCCGAAGTTAACAAATCTTGCTAAGCTGCTTGTTATCTTAACATGACATAAAGGGCAAATTTTACCCTCATGTAGTTTGCCAATGTATAACTTACACTGACATTGATAATCATTAACAGGCCCGAAAATCTGTTCAGAATACAATCCTTCAGGATGAAAGAGAGTTTTCTTACTGTAAGGTTTCGTCGCGGTAACCTCTGGTAGTGAAACCAGATCTTTTTGCGGCAGTAAAGTTACATACATGTAAAGTGCCTCCTACTTAACTAAGTAATATTAATAACTTATTTTATCAACTTCAAAAATCGTCTAGCGATATCATCCTCCTTTGTGATAAACGCATGAGGAAGATAAAAGTAATCAAGCAAACCTCTAAACTCTGCTGGCTGCATAATCTTATTAGGTGTTGCTGAAAAGTATTGTATAGTTTCCTTAACATCCAGTGTGAGGAATTGTGGTACCGTCACAGCGAAGTTTGTAAACTTTCGTTTTTGTGAGTAGGCATAAGGCACTCTCGAGGGCGTAACTCTAAAGCTTGAAACAATATCTAAGTAAGAAAATTGTTTAAAGAACTCTGAGTCTTTAAGTTGCTGGTAAGAAATTCCGCTAATAGCGAAAAGGCTACGTACGTGATAACCGCCACCAGAGCATTGTACAATAAACAAATTATCTAAGTCATGCTGTCTAAGCATACCTGCTAATTGTTTAATAGCCGAAACGGCTGTAAGGCTATCAAAGTCTAAGTCGATTTGGTAGAAGGTTTTGTTACCTTGTATAAACTCTGTTGATAATAAGAGCTCATACGAACCTGAATATAGCAGGTTAAAGTTCTTCTTAAACACCGAATCGTTAAACTGTTGATATGTCCTTCTTACTGGTGACATGGTTGGTGTATATTTGTATTGTAAAGATACATCAGGTCTCGATGGAGTTTTGTACTCATCCTGGATAAACGCAGGAGGAGCAAGCTCTTTGGAAACCTGTGTAGGCTTTTCTACTTCTTCTTTCTTTTTAGGAGCAGCAAAAGAAAAGAACCAATTAGCATCTGAATCCTTTTGTTTCTTCAAAATGTAGTTCCCTTTTATATGCTTTCCGAAAAGCTCGAATGCATACACAGTTTCTTCTGCACGTGTTATAGTTATGTTACCTGTGTCATAAATCTCTACTTGACCCATTCCATAACCAAAGGGAATAGTTCCGCTAAATGTTCCATAACTGAGTGGATGGTCTTCTGTCTCAATAGCTAGAGCATTTCGTCTGCTCCACGAAGGTAATGTCTTAGGGACAGCCCACGATTTTAAAACACCTTCGTAAGGTAATCTGAAATCGTAATGAGTTCGTAGATTGTCCGTTCCTCTAAAAAGAATAAGTGCTGCTCCCTTACGGGAGGCAGTAAGCTTTCTTCTGCTTTTTTCTTCAATAATTGTTGGTAAGCGTAGATTACTTTCTCCATAATAAAATAATAAAAGTTTATCAATACCATTTACTGCACGTAAAGGCGGTATAATTTTCTGAATTAAATGCAATGATGAATCTGCTCTATCGTGCATTGTATCAAATTCGACACCTTTGGTAACGGGGATAAGCAGAGCATTGCTTTGATTTAGTTCTTCAGTGATTGGTTTGATGCCTTTATGAGTATAAAGTTTGTTATCAAAGATAAAGGCAAATGAATCCTCTTTTGATTTATGAGGATAACAGACAATAAATCCTACATTTTTCTTATTGATAAAAGTAGTATGTTGCTGTATAACAAAAGAACTCGTCGGTCCCTGAGTAGCTGTAGGCTCAATCGTTTTCTTTCGCTTAGATAAGTAATCTTCAAGTCTTGCCATTTACGTATAGTTCCTCTTTAAAGTTAAAGCCTTCTTTTTCTCCAAGATTGTTTTGTCACACGTGTGTACTCGTCAGACATCGCTTCTATGTGAGGCGTTGTCGGAAATCCTTCTAATTTCCATAAGTAACTATAACGTGGAGTATAGATAGCTGTCTTTAATATGTTTAAATAAGTACCCATATTCTCCGCCCAGCTAATTACACATTCCTCGTCTTTAGTTATATACGGAATAAGACGCTCCCGTTCTTCTTCACTTAAAATGTCGTGAAAATTAACAGCCCAATAATATGCAAACATAGGCATATTCTTAGTCATGTTCAAACCTTCTGCAAATTCAAGCTGTTTTAAAAATTTTATATGGTCTCCATGCAGAACACAACCACTTTGAGAAATAACATTCATTTCAGCTAACCATAACTCGTCCCATACACCGTATAGAAAACATTGGTATGGGTCTGGACAAGCTTGGATGCTATTCTTACTAGGACAGAACGGATCTATTAATTTGTGTTCATCTCCGAACACAAGATTACCTTTAGACGTTTTGTTAAGTAATGTTCCTTTGTATACTAGCACGTATTGGTTACTCCCCTACATGTGATGTAAAAGTCTTTAGCGTGAAGCCACCCTTTCTATCATTCTTTATAACAAGGGATGCTTCTGCTAAATCTATTTGTAATTCATCTTCATTATCTAAAAATGTTAAGTCTACTACGTCTTTAAAATTTACTGGTTGTATATCTCTTAACAAGAAAGAGAACTTTAGTAAATAGTATACGTCGTTCTTATTAATACTTCTTGCAGAGAAAGATCCAACAATAACATTTTCAAACCATTTAATAGCATACTTCTGCGAGAACAAGTAAATGTCTTTATATTTAAACACGGGAGTCTCTTCTCTTACGTGGAATTTTCGTAGCTCATATAGCATTAAGTGTCTTCCACAAAATACTTTAGTACCACCACTGCGTTCCTGCATCTTTTTGCAATACTGACAATTCCTAGAGTCAATACCCATTGCTGGCGTGACTGATGGTTCTTGCTTGAAATGATCGCAGTTAAGAATCACCTTCGTAATATGCCAAATCCCGGCCTCTTCAAGGCCGGGATCCTTAGTTAATAGTATTTCGTTTAGTAGCTTCATGTATATGTACTCCTTGAGCGTAATTACAGTTCTATTAATTGTTGTGTTTTCTAGTAAAGGTTCAAAAGTTAATCACCTTTTCAAACAATTTTTCAGCCCTCGGATCGTGACTCACGAGAAACAATTGACTAAAACCATAACGCGTGATAAAGTCCTGATGAGATAATATAAAGCTTTCACGAGTCTCGTTATCTATTGCACCTTCTCCTTCGTCACAGCAAAGGTAGTCTAAGTAAGAATAATTGTCTCGTGCAATACGTGCAAAAGCTAGTCTCAGGAATTTATCTATCCAAACACTTTCACCATCTGATAGCATAGGGAATGGAATCTCTTTTCCATTTCGTATAACTACAGCATCTAATGTTTGTCTAGCATCTGGTTTCAGAAACATTCTAACGGAGAATTCAGGTTGGTATTGTGCGAGTAACTCATTAGTGTAATCATTAATCGATTCTAGTACACTCACCAATACTAAGGCTGGAAGTTCGTTTACAGAGAAAACCTTACTAAGAGTCAATCTATTATCTTGCACCTTAGTAAGACATTCTAAGGATTCGTCAAGACCCGATTTAGTCTCCTGTAGATTAGCAAGCTGTGCCGCAAGTTTTTTCTTGTGCTCACAATCACTAATCTTTTGAATCAAATCGTTGCTCGTTCTCTGATAAACAATTAAGTCCGTTGAAGAAAAATAACATGCTTCTAACTCTTCAGCAGCTGTTTTCAACTTCGCCTGATAATCCTCTAACTGCTGCTGCAGTTCAGGTAATTTATCAAGACTTCCTTCTAATTGCATAACCTCCCGTTTTAACTTTCTAAGCTCTGGAATCTGTTTATCCAGGCCTGTCTTCTGAAGAGTTAATGTTTGCTTCTCCTCTTTATACTTTACAATAACACCAGCTTTTTCAGTTGCTAAGGCACTCATTTGCCTGCTAAGTGTTGCTTGCTGGGTTCGTAAGTCTTCCAAGGAGTCTAAGTCAGGGATTAGTGGACATGTTTTCTGTAAATCTTTAGTACAAGGGACATCCTTATACTTCTGTGCAGTTTCAACTTTCTGATTTACTTGCATCATTTGTTTGTCAATAACTCTTACTTTCTTTTCTACCTCATTCAGTTCTGCATACTCTTGCTCTCTAAGCGAGTTTAAGCTTGTGTTTACTTCATCAAGCAATTCCTCAGCAGCTTCAAGTTTTTCAGCCTTAGCTTTAATAGTATCAAACCTAGGTAGAGCTCTTTCTAGTTGTGTAATATCAGAAGTTAATCTACTGGCATGTGATTGTAACAATGTCTGTGTGGACAGGAGACTATTATAAATTGTCCTATCTTCTTCCATCTCCTCTATCAACACATTTACCTGTTTTTGTTTTTTCTTCAATTTACCAAACGAGTCTTCCAACTGCTCTAAACTTTCCGAAATCTCTATAGTCTCGTAAGTGTGAGTGAGACCCGAGAGCTGCCCCTGAAGTTGTATAATCTCTTTTGAGACTGTGTCTAGTTTAATCTTTAATACAGCACGTATGTTTTCAAAGATTTCATCATCAGCTAACTTCAGCAGCTTTTGTTTGAGCACAGAATTTTGAACCTGGCTCAAGTTAGTGTCCTTTGAGTGTATCTGAATAAACGGATACGCTCCGGGTCGAAACAGTTTGTCGATCTCTTTCCTAAAAACGGTAACGCTTGTTGTTAGTATGTGTTTCTTACCATTCCTACTAATAAAGAACTCATCAGATCCTTTTCTCTTTCTAATCCTCGTAAGGATATCTTCAGTGTCCCTTGTGACGACTATCTCCTTGCAACCTCCGTCTTTCAATACGTCACGAATGCTAATACCTCTTGATATAAAGGAATCGCCTGGATGAAGGGAATCTAACACAGTAGTTTTTCCCTTACCATTTTTGCCTTTAAAAAGGTAGCAACCTTCGCCGAATTCAAATTCGAATGTCCTAGGAAGTATTGTAAGTCCTTTAAGTAGAAATCGTTTAACCACACATCCTCCAGATTAAGTCTACGCTGTAGCTGCGGTAGTTCTCAGATCATAAACTTCGTCAGCAACTACTGCCCATTCAGCCAGACTGCGGCAAAGGTCTTCCACGGAAGAAAGAAACTCACTCGCGGTCTTCGTAAACTCAGCTATCTGAGGAAGAATGGTCTTTCTGAGATAATCTACACATGTCTCCATTTTCTCTATTGCCGATAGAGTTGCTTTCTCCAACACCTCTTTACCTTTTGTTTTCACATAGGTAGAAGCTGCTTTCATGAAGTCAGCGATAGCAATAAAGAAGACATTAGCCTTCTTCAACAGTTTAAAGAAGTTTATGGCAGCAATCATAACCTTTTCTGCTACCTCTGCAACTTTCTTTAAAAGTAGTGTAGTGCGTTCTGTCTTGCAGGAGCGTGTGTAAGTTTTAACCTTGATCACCAAGGTTTTGATAAAGTTCAACATAGTTTGTTCCTCCTTTAAGGTTCAAACGTTAATAACGAACATTCTGTCATTACATAGTGTTTTTGCGGAAGGATAATTTTCTCACAGTAAGGAGCCCGTGCCCCTCAATCTAAGCTGCCGCTTCAATTTCAGCTTCGATTGATTCTGGTTTGTCTGCCTCCTTTGTTGTTCTCGGGCTACGTGAGAATTTAGGAAAGAGATCATCGACTTGTTCCTTTCCGTAAAAGAACTCTATCACGCTCAACTTCACTGTCTTTACCTTATCGTAAAAGCAATCGTCAGACATTCCTATAAACTTTTGTCTCTTTATGCTAGCAAAGGAATGACCCTCGATGCGTAGTTTTAATATCTCAGATTCAGTCTGTCCCATCATAGAACAAAGTTCAGCTTCATAAATTCGTGCTTGCTGCGCAACAAAGCCAGGAGCGTCCAACTTATGAAGTATCCTATTATTTTCAGGATACTCTTCGCTGTATTCATATGAGGCAAAATCGTAACACTGCTCGCTATACTGAACTTTTAGAAATTCTCTAGCGAAGTCAGACATCAAGAATTTAAGTTCTTGATTTACTATACCGACTGGTAAATCATAATTAGGATAACGTGGTGACACTCGATCAACCAGTTGTACTATTACACAGCATAGGTATTGATAAATGTCATCTCTATCTACATGTCGAAACTTGGACCAAAAATTGTAGCTGATCTTTTTTAGTTTTTTGTCGAAAGCCTTGATGAGATTCTCACAAATAGTTTTTTGAGCTGCACAAAGCATTTTGTTTTACCCTCCTAGGTAGCCGAACAACGAGATATATTAATCTCCTTAATCGAAAAACGAATCCTCAACAAAAAAATGTAGTTCTCCTGCAAAAGTGTTAAAGTGAATCTTTTGCGATTTCCGCAGCCTCATTGTTGACTTCGTTTACTAACATACGTAAACCTTCACGTCTAACAGTTGCAGCGTCGTCGCCCTCTTCCATTACAATAACTTGTGATTTGTCGATTCGAAAGGTCTGGTAGTTTCTTGAAACCCCTCTTCCGAAACTAATAGTGATTTCCCGCACGTGAGCCATAATTAAGTATACCTCCTTACAAGTGATACAAGTATATTGTATATAATACTCAAATGTCAACCTTTTTTTAGCTTTTTTTAAATTATTTTTTGAAACTCTGAAAAGCTTAAAGAAAGTAAACTATCTTTGAGAAAAAGTACAACGGTCTCAAGGCCCTTACCAAAGGCATATACAGCGTATACATCAATAGAAGGCATTAGAGCGTTGGCTACTTTAACACTACATCCAATAAGTTCTTTCCTATGATCAAACTTAACGAAAAGCAAGGGTTCTCGGTTGAGTCCCCTTGCCTGTTCTACTGCTTGTTGCCATAATTTCTCAAACTCTTTTGTATGCCCGAGTTGCATTTTAACAGGCTTTGTTCTTTTACATTCGAATGTAAAATGTCTGAGAAACCAAATAGCCTCATCAAAGCCTTCATCATCAGGATCTGCTATTACAGCTATATCGCCTGCCTGGCTCTTTGCACTTTTAGTAGTAGTCCAATGCCCTCCTGATGTTGTAGACCTCCAAAATAAAAGAGGTTTATCTTTACCATGAATCCATTTTGTTAGATCACGACAAACATCTCTCTCGTATTGGTTACCTTTTTCCTTTCCTCCGCCTGGCCTCATTCTTTGTCTGCTTCAGTGTTAGAGGATGTAGTATCAACACTATCATCGTCGTCTTCTGTTTTAGTTGTGGGTCTAACCGTAGCTGCGGCTTTAAACTCCGGAGACTGGACATAAGCTTCCATCTTCTTTACGACATCTTCTGGATTGGTTGCAATCATTTCTTCGATAACTTTTCTATACATAGGCTTTTCATATCCAGGCAGGTTATATGTATTGGCTGAAGCTTTAGTAATTACATTTTCGTCTAAGGCCAATTGCCACAGTCCTGCAGTTCTATCAACACCTTTATCCCAATAGATGTCTAACTCACATCTTCTAAAAGGAATAGTTACTTTGCTCTTCTTGCCGTAAGCTGCAGTAGTAACCCCTATGCACTTCTTACCATTAGCATCAAAGATTTTTCTTCTGTAAGTAAGCTCAAGCCTTGTAGTAGCTTGGAATTTGAATCCACCGCCTCCGGGGCTTGTAGCAGAGTCACCATACATACTCATAGTTGCAATAGTATGATTACTTGCTAAGTAACAAATCTTCTGATCCTTAATGTATTTACCTACAAGACGCATGAACTTTTTAATAACCTTTGCTTTGCTCATATCCTGTTTCGCAAGCTCTGTAGTTGCTTCATGCTCGGTTGTAAGATTTGCTATAGAGTCGAGGCATATAAGTACAGGTACATCTTTCTCCTGCTTGCGAATTAAATTTACAATATCAATCAATGAAGCATAATGACCTTTAACAACTTCTTTTGTTTTAGGGTCTTTGAAGTCTTCGAGCATGATTGAATTCAGAATAATGATGTCTTCTGTATTTGCTCCTAACATTCTAGCAAAATGCATATTGTAAGAACTTTCGATATCATCAATTACAGCTACTCCGCCCTTTTGTTGAACATCAACAACAGCGTGGGTAATCAATAATGTTTTCCCTGTGGAGGGGTCACCGTAAACTTCGATGACCCTCCCACCAGGATAGCCGCGTACGAACGAACCGGATAATACGTAGTTAAGTGCGTAGTTTCCGGAGTCTACGAAAAAAGGAACTTCTATTTTATCTTCTTCTTGTATCTGCGTAACTTTTTTCTTTATGGAAGCAACTAAACTGCTCATCTTTTTTGCCATATATTCTCCTTGAACTTATATAATGAAAATGTTTGTCAATCTTCTACGTCAAGGAAGGCTGCGCGACATGCACCTTTAATATCGGTTGCACATGCTTTACATTTTTCATCTTTTGGAGAATATTCATTACCAAAACATTCAGGCTTTCCACCAGTGGTTGCTTTTGGCTTTGCTGCTACTTCTACTTCTAATTCTGCTGCAACTTCAGCTACGTCATCATCAGTTACTTCATGGACGTTAGTATCATCGTCGTCATCATCATCAAAATTAGTAGATGTGTTCTGTATAGGAGCTACAGCTTTCTGCAAAGGAAGTGTTGGATCAAGAAGCGTGTTTATTTCATCATACTCTTTAGCAGTAGGAAGCTTCTTCATCAACGCTGCAATGTCCTGTTTCCAAGTAGTAGGCAAATTGTCTTTTGCATTAGTTGCAGCTGGTTTTGGTTTTACTTCATAAGAAGCCCACTGGTTACCACCACTTGGAGGATTCTTGCAGATAACAATATTTCTGCCTGTCTTAATGTCAAATAAGTCACCCCAGTCAGGATCAAGAACAAACTTCATAATCTCTTTATAAATGAATGGTCCTGTTTCCATAACCTGGACGCCTGCTTCGATGTTATCAAGATCAATGATGTTAAAATGAAATCTTTTTGATCTGGATAATGACTTAGCAAGTTCTTTATCTTCCTCTGAATTCGACTTATACAGTCCCCTTACCTTTTCACATATCGGGCATTTTTTTCCAATATGCGCAGATGTAGGACATACAAGTACTGGAGCTGAATCGCTTATTTTGTAATGCTGATAAAACATAAAAGCGAAATCAGAATCCTCTTCTTCACTAAAGTACGCTAGTGACCTTGGCAAAATACGGATGTTATTTTCGCCATCATCTGGAGTCCAAAATCCCTTGTTTTGGCCTTTCCAATTTTTTCTTAGGTTATCAATGTTTAAACCCATGTGTGCCGATCCTCCTGTTAAGTTGACTTGTCCTGTTTTAAAATTTACTCACCTTACTGATGTTTTGAAGAACTTTTTATTCCTCGTTTGCTCCACCTACCTGCTCAGCATAAGTATTAAGATCCATTTCACGTTTACAAAAACCTGAAATTTGAACCAAGCAGTCGCGTTTATGATCCAGGGCAACTTTAATGCCTACTAACATATTGTAGGACATTTCAGCTTCTCTTAAACGCTTAAGTTGTAGCACATACGAGGGATCTTGGAGTTGCCTTGATTTGATGGAAGCTTCCGTAGCCTTAGCTCCTTCATCTTCTAGTTCTTGCCGCTTAGATTCATACAACTCTGCCTCTAAAAGCTTTAGAGAGTCTTTTTCACTATTGAGTTGTTTTTGGTAAGTAGCAAGCAAGGCACCGAACCAAGCAACATTCCCAGGATGCTTTGATAAAACATCCCTGATATTGTCTTCATCGATATCCATCAGCTCATTCAAGTCTACAGAAATCTCTTGAGTCTTTCCACTGATTGAAAGTGTAAAACTGATGGGAAGATTTTCTTTAACGACACTCATTAACATGCCTCCTATTCACTGTTTTTACATATATGTAAAAACGCGAGAACGACAACTTTTAACTCGGTTTTTTACAGATAGTCTGCGGTATTTATTTTCTCGAGATTACCCCATCTATCACCCTTCTCAAAGTCCATAACCATTGGCACTCTGAGGAAGTTAAATTTGTCTTGGAGACCTGCAACAGTATTCATAAGAAAGAAAATGATTCCATCGACTTCTTTTTCGTGTGCTGAAAAGATAATAGAGTCATGCACAGTAAGAACAATCTTGCTTTGCATGTTCTTCTTTTCAAGAAATTTTTGAGCTTGAATCATAGTGTAAACAGTTAAGTCAGACGCAGTTCCCTGCACAGGAGAATTGATAGCTTGCCTAAGAGCAGCATTCCTTTTTCCCTGCTCTTTAGACCATACTTGTGGTAACCTCCTTTTCCTACCCAGAGGGGATAGAATAAATCCATTCTTAGTTGCGAATGCTTTAGCTTTTTCATGCCAAGGAAGCAATGAACAATACTTAGCAAAGAACTTAGTCCTTGCTAGTTTTGCATCCTTATCTGAAAATTCAACTTTATACTGAAACTTTGCGTAGCTTTTAAAACCTTCCCACTCCATTCCATAAATGAAACCAAAGTTAACAGCTTTGGCGCCTTGTCTCATTTCTTTTGTAACCTCTTCCAGAGATACTCCGGCTACCGTCGCACCTGTAGTATTATGAATATCACCACCAGGTGTATTATAAACTCTTATCATTTCTGCATCGTTAGCAATAGATGCTGCTATCCTTAATTCTGCTTGAGAGAAATCTCCTTGGAGTAAACAATATTTGTTTAAGCCGTGTTGCTCAAAATAAGAATCAATCATCTCTGCTATAATAAGATTCTTAATTGATTTATCTCGAGGTATATTCTGCAGGTTGGGGTTAGCACTTGCAAGCCTTCCAGTAACAGTACCTGTGAGCTTGTAAGAAGAATTTATTCGACGGTCCATCCCGATTAGCTTTGGAAGAGCTTTTACATAAGTAGTCAGCTGTTTTTTATACTTCCTTCTATCGAGTAAAGGGTCAGCTATTGTTAAACCTCTTTCACTAAAGACAATTAAATCATTCTTTCCTAGAGCGGGCTGACCTCCTTTTGTTTTTGATACAGGAATAACCTTCAGATTATTAAACAGAAAGTCGCTTAACTGTTTAGTAGAATCCAAATTTATAAACTTTAGATTCCTGTGTGCTGCATATAGTTGATCTTCTATTACTTGTATCTTTGCTAATATGTCTCTTTCTAACGTCTGAGCATAGTCTACGTCAAAGCTTACGCCATTCTTTTCTATAGTGGCCAGGACATGGACGGCAGGTAATAAAATCTCCTTGTACACATAGTTTAAGCCGGTATCTCCTTTTACATTAGGATAAAAGGTTTCGTGAAGTTGCATAGTTAAATCAGCGTCTTCAGCACAGTAACCAATTAATTCAGTTATATCAACATTCTTAAAATCCGTAACAACATTTCTATAACCCTTTGTGTAAATAGCTGCTAAAGGTTTCAAGCCTACTTCCCTATTCTCATCTAAGAGGAAAGCCTCTAACATAGTGTCTCGATAGTTAACAACCTTACAATCTCTTTTTAAAAAGTTCAAGTATTCAAATTTAGCATTATGAAAAATCTTAATGGTCTTCTCATCTTCAAGTATCTCTTTTAATAAAGCCCAAACTGCCTTTCTATACTCAAGGGAAATCGTCTTTTTACATTCAAAGTAAAAACCATACACGTGATCTTTTTGTGTACAAATTGTAAAACACTTAATCGGTAACGCATCAACTAATCTCTCATCGGGTATAGGAGGCGTTTCAATGTCAATAGCTACTTTCCTTGCAGCAAGTAAGTCAGCCTTGCATGCTTCCAGTGACGCTATATTATCTACAAAGTGGTAACTTCTGCCTGAAAATAATTTGTTATCAAGATACTCTTTAACCTTCAGCATATCATTTGCAAGCTCTGTTTCTTTATTAGGATTGTATAGCGCATGAGAGGGATGCATTGAAACAAAAAATACTTTTCCGCCTTCCTTTAAGAAATGACCTCTACTCTTTGCATAGCTCCCTTTTGGAAAAAAATAGTCAAAAGGAGATTTGCCTAAAAGAATTACTACTTTTAACTTACCAAAACTAGATACTTCTGCATCAATGAAAGTTGACCCACACTTCATAAACTCTTTCTTTGTAGGAGTTCTAGTAGCACCTTTCTCATCATAGGGTCTACATTTAACAATATTTGTTACCGACATAGTGGAGATATCAAACCCTGCATCTTCTAAAGACTTTTTTAATAATTTACCAGCAGTACCTACAAAAGGAACACGCTGTGCTACCTCAGTCTTTCCTGGAGCTTCTCCTATAAGTAAAACTTCGCAGTCTTGGTTAACATGTGGTGGAACGAAAATTGAATTTGCAATAGGACAATCTACACAACTTGCGCTTTTTTTAAACTTAAGAGTATTTTCAACTAAGTCAGAAAACTTCATAGGTTACTTTTGCCTCCTTACGAAACGCCCGCTTCCTCGAACAACAATCTTAACTCTGCTTCTAATTCATCGGTAACCGTTAACTTCATTTTGTCCCGCATATAAGCTAATGTCTTATCAGCTAAAGGCATTCCTTCAATACCTGCAAGTCGTTGAAGTTCCGTATCCTCGGTTACAGATTTTTTATCTACCCTTACTTCGATTTTAATATTCGACGGAATTTCTAATTGTTGTTGTCGAGGCTTAGTTAAAATAACTCTGACAGGATCTTCTTTATTACATGTTTCAAGAAAATCTTTTACACCATCTTCGTTATCAAACTCATACGTTTCATAAGGAGGCGAGTCTACTTGTATAAAATCATGCGTCTTATCAGCAAGATTGTGATAGTAAAACCCTTTCGGATGTTCTTCTCCAAAAGCAAAACGACCTAAGGACCCTGAGTAATAACACGTAGTATTTTTTAATTGCTGTGCAATATGAATATGTCCGCAACAGCCCAGTTTAAATTTCTTAAATAAAGCTTTCTTTAAGAACACCTTTGAAACACTTTCAATAGTTAAACCCATAGGAAGTACAGATGATTCAATACTTCCATGAAATACTACATAAGGTAACTGAGTCTGTGATAAAAGCTGTATAGATTGTTTTGAATTGGATATGTTAGGTTCAGGTACACAACAAAAGTCCTTCCACTCTACTGGTGCAGTAAAGATACGGATTTTTGTATTTTTTTTAAATACTGTTTTTAATGTATTTAAGTTGTCTCTGTCATGACTAGGAGTTCCTCTTACTATAAGTATGTCTGTATCAACGATTTCATATAACTTAGTAATAAAATCTAATACACCTGAGCTGGCAGCATCATCGAAGAAAACCGAGGAGTCGAATAAGTCCCCTGCTATTACACAGACATCAGGTTTAGTTAATGCCTGTAACTTTGTAAAAAAATCGTCGATGGTGCGTTCTGCAAGTTTACTATAGTGAATATCTGCCAGGTGTAAAATCTTCATCAAGCCCCTTTCATCTCCTTTACATACATTAAACATTCGGTGGTTGCGACGTGATCCCAGTTAGTATCGTAAATGTGTTCTGTTTGGATAATAACTGACTCCCCTTTGAGTAGTCTAGCCGTATAGTAACTAAATACTGTAGTAAGCGATTTTTTAACTGAAGTTTTATGTTTCAAAAGAAAAAGAATTAAGTCAACAAACGAAATACTGTTCATGAGCAATGTGCTCCTTATAGATTACCTTATCAATAATACGTGAACTCTTCTCATTGTTCAATTATTTTTGTTCTTTTAACTCAGGAGGGGATTGATTTTTCATCTTGCTTTCTCTCCTCAAAGACTAAACGTCTTGAAAGTTTTTTCATTGTAACAGCTTGTTGCTGTATGTTGTCAAGCTTTATCTGCCAGTATTGATTTACAAGAGCACATATTTCTTTGCAAACTTTGAGTGCTTCTTCTTCATCAGCGAACCCACAAAAGGAATAGTATACTTTCGTGTTGTGCTCATACTTATTGTCAGCAATTTCAATATACGATTGATTAGGGTCGTCCTCATCCTCAAACACAGCTATATATAAACCATTTTCAGCAACAAAAGGAATGTTAACATATAGGTTGTCCGGTCCTTCAGATGATATAACATGATACATTGCTACAAAATTAGTCATTGTGCCTCCTCTGCTGTAACCTCTCGAAAGAATGTAATAGCAAAATCATAATAATCAAACGCATGGTGGTTAGATGCTCTTAATTCAAATGCATTTTTACGGATGGCTTGCTCGTGCCCCTTATCTGTGATGTATGCACCTTCAGGATAATATTTCCTACGATCGTTGATGTTTCCTATTGCACATGGCATGCATAAAAACTCATTGCAAATTTTTGAAATATTTTTATACTCCAGTGTTTTTACTACTTGGTAATACTTCATTATTGCCTCCTCACATTGTCGCAAGTAATCTTCCAATATCAGTATAGTCGTCACCTGCATCTATAAGTATCTTTCTTGCCTCAGCTTCATTTTCAGCTAATGTACAAAGAGGACAATCCATAAAACCATTAATGATAACCTCTTCCTCAAAACTGACGTCACCGTCATCATTAACAATCCTATTAAACATTAATTTATATCTAGCAATCACACATTCGAATACATAAAGAGTATAGTGTTTGTCGTCTACTTCTTGCATACGTTCCTCCTTTCTTTCTCATGAACTATTGATTGCCAGGCCTTTCGTGCTTCTGCGTCCTTTAATGAAAATACAGTACGCACAAATAGTGTTGGCGCTAAATCATACATGATACTAAGAAGTTGCTGTTTACCCACATTATTACTAGTGAATCGTTGACTATAATAATTAAGGTTTATGATTCTTTCAAAAAATCTTTTTATATGCCGCTTAGTTAATGATGCTTTAAGCGCTGCTACTTGGTCATCGGACAAACGATTACCATCCAACGCATTATTAAAACCATTGCAAAAAATTTGACTGTGAGGATCGATGATCCAATCTATATCTTGATAAGCGTTATGTTTGTAATATTGTCTCTTTACCTCATAATGCGTATCATGTTTCATATCTAAATGATATCCCATATGATGATACTTATAATACCCACGGCGAATACTAGTCGCTCTATCTTTTTTCATCTCCTCTGGATACATTGCTAACTCATACCCTATTCTCCTAACATCTACACAATGATCCTCAAACATCAATTTAATATTTTGTGCATTTGCATAATAGCAAAGTCTTACGCTTATGTCTAAATTCTTTAAATACTTTTGCTCATCCTCTTTAGTACAATCACATGTAATAGCATCAAACATATTTATAAATATGGTAGAGTACTGCCAGTTACGTGAAACTAGGCAATTAGATCTTACCGTAACCTTCGTAAGGTTTCTTGCTGCTTTTAGTGCTAGTAAGCCAGATGTCATTATGCGTAAAGTGGCGCCATTTATGACAGTATAATCTATTTTCTCTATAAATGTTTTCAAAAACTTTGCGTTTTCTTCAGTGGTCATTTAACCTCCTTATACATTCTCAAATACCTCAACATTTAATATATCGATAATATCATGACCATTGTCATCAACCCACGATTGCCATTTACCTTGCTCATTTAATAATTCTAAATCAATGTTGGCTCTAACTACAGAAGCCGTTCCATAATCTTTTCCGACTAATGTTAATACTCTAGCAATACCTTCATCCAGTGTAACAACTTTTTCATACTTCAAAGTTTTGGTTATCTTAAGAATATGTTTGACTCTATATTTCGGTTTCTTCAATCACTTCCTCCGTCTCTTCTAAATCTGCGACAGTACATTCTGCTACAGCTGTAGCTAGTGAGGTACACTTTAAAGATGGATGATCATCATTAGCTTCTATAATGATCTGCCAGAACTGTACAAATTTTTTATCATCATTCTTAATTGTCATAAAAAATCCAATAAGCTCTCGAGTTGCGTCTTGCAACTGAGCAAATAATAATCTAGAACATAGTGCTTCAGATAACCTAGATACTAGTTTAAATAAAGAATATAGGTCAAAGGGGCCTAACCATACTGCGATCTGAGAATAAGGTGGTGGCTGTACAAGAACTAGTTCTAAGCATTGTATAAAGTCGTCGTTTATTAAGAATGACTGGCAGGAGCTAAAACCTTTGTTTATAACAGATAAGTTTGTCTCCGTATACCAATCAAAGTCAGACCAGTTATGAGCATCATAGTAGGAAATACGTATATCTGCATTTTCATCTTTTTTTGCATCAGCGTCCTTCCATTTATTATTTTTGTAATAAGTATATCTAATAGTTACAGACTCATCTTTTTTTGCATAAGCATCCTTCCAAGCACACGTATCATAGTAAGTACGTCTGACTGTTTCTGCAGGATCGTCTCTTGCGTCTTCGTCCTTCCAGTCCGTTACATTAGCATAATACTCAAACCTATCTCGATAATTAAGCGAATACTTTTGCCTATAGTGTTTAACGTTAACATAATTGTCTGAATCTCTTTTAATCTTATAGTCAAACACATCTTCTGTTTTTTCCTTTTTCTCTACTTCGGTACCCTTTCCGGTTAACCATCCCATACGCTTACCCTCCAAAAATCTTTTCAACTGGTACTTCGTCAAGAATGTCTTTAATAACTTTTTTAAAACGTGGGTGTATAATTTTGTCATTCTCAAGTAGTAAACGCGAAAGTATAGCTTTCTCCAGCTTTTGTAATGTTCGTAAAATGTTAAAGTCATTTTTACTAGTTAAACGTTTAGCATGTGTAGTTTGAAGAATATCATTAAGTAAAGCGATATATGCTGTTGTTACACTCTCTTGGGTAAAGTCAACGCTTGGGCTCAATACAGCACCTTGTCTACGTATCTTAGCAGAGTCATCCAACAACCAATCAGGGTCTGTCCAATTATTTGCTGTATAGTATAATGCTCTAATTACTTCGTAAGAATTATGCTTGGCTTCTTCTACTTCAGGACAAGTCATTAAGTAAGCGCACCTCACTAACTTAGATGTGTCATTTGGAAGCTCCTTTCCTGTTGTTAAACAATAAGCCGCTCTATCCCACCAATCCTTAGAAGTTTTAAATGTTTCAGGTAATTCAACAGTTGCCCCTCTTTTCATTAATTCGAGGATGGCCCCTAACAATGTTGCGCCATCACTTATTCTTGGAGGAAAAGGACAATCGAAGTATGATAAAAAATTTCCAAGTTTAGCAAGTTTATAAGAGCTAGTATGAACTTTAAACGTCTCCATTATTTTCTCCTTTACTGATAAGTAGTAGAGCGTTAGAAGCAGCCTGTTTTATTATTGTATTTTTATGAAAACATAACATACTTGCTTCAGATTCATCACAATTGTTAACTATATACTGGCATAGTACATTAGTTAGTTCTTTTTCATAACCTACAAAGTTGTTACTCCCTCTTCCTTCTAATTCAAAGTATTTAGAGGGTATGTCTACAAAGGGGTTAATGCTTAATACATCAAGTATTACTAAAGCACACTTAACCTTCCGATACGTTAGTAACTCTAGGAAAGTGTTTTTAGGAAATAGTTCGGGAATATTTTCACCTTTAAACGCTTCTTTTAGGATGTCCCTAATATCAGGGTGATATCCTCCATTTACATTAGTTAGGGCTGAAAAAATGGAGTTACCCATAGCTCCATCAGCGTGCTGATTCCAAGGTTTGTGTAATACAGGTTTAAAAAGATGTATATATTTTTTAAGTAAGTATGCGATTTCATCACGCCTTCCACTGTAAACCATTCCCATTAATATACGATAGGCTGACGAGTGTGAAAGTTTCCCGTTTTGCATCTCATCAATAAACCAGCTTATAAACTGTACTGTGCCTCTTTCTCCAATGGCAAAAAGAAGTCTTCCTCTAATAGGAATCTTTAGCGTTCTTAAAAGCATAAACAAATCTGTAGCTTTAGAAGGATACTCTTCCTTCACCCTCGAGCGACTCTTAACATACCCTAACGCAGACGCATATAAATGCTTTTGTATCCAAGGTTTAATTGTATCGTGATTAAGCACTTTTAAATCTTTACTTTTAAGATTAGGTCGATGCTTTTTTGTGCTAGGTTTTTTGAAACTAATATATGCCATAAACTCTCCTATGCAACTACTATATCTCGGTGTCGTGCTATAAACAATACATTTAAATTCACTAAATAATCTCCGCCACCTAAGTACCTGCTGGTAACATCAGACTTCATTATTTTGTTGTCAACTTCTTTTATGTCTTTCGCAGCTGTTATTACAAAAAACATAAAACTTTCACATGTACACATAACTTCTAAAATGTCGTCCAAATCACTATCTGACACTACTGGTGCAAATATATCACAAGTAACTAAGACTGTAGGATGTTGGTCGTAAGGTATAGAATGTTTATTATGATTATTCCATAAATTTAACATGTCTGTTAATTCATTCTGGTCTACTTCAATAGTGGAAACGTCTTGAACATACAAAGGAGTCCATTCAAACTCAAAGCAAGAATCAATACTTTTTGTAATCATACTAACTCCTATTTGACAACATTTTTTAGATACTTGTCATAAAACTTTTTTTGTTCGAGTAGAAAATATTTAACTTCATCAGTCATATCAGGATCAAGCAATAACTGTCCAAGTAATCCTTCGTGCTTAAGAATTAACTCAGCTAGAGGGATCGCTATAGCATTGAGGATTTTTTGCTTACCCTCTCGCTTTCCTTTTCCTTTACCAGCAATAAAGCCCTTATCTCTTTCACGTAATAAATAAACAACTGCGTTACTTCTACATTTATGGCATAGTTCTTTTTTAAATTTATCTACGAATTCAACTCTATCTAAATCAGCTAGTGGGGTACATACATCATCCTTGCTCATTATCTTCTCCTCACTTAATGATTCGAAATTCTAATACAGCTAACACCTGCACCTTGCTCAAGTAACCCGCCGTGTTCCATACATGCATCTTCGTCGTCAGCATAGTCAAGAATAAAATACTTTGTGTTATCTTTCTTGTAGTTATTCCAATAGTTTTTAGCAAGCTCTAAAGAATCCTTGCGTATTTTAGCAATGCGCGCAGCATGCTGTTCTCGTGTATCCTCTAAACCTAGGTTATTACTGTCAGCAACATACAACTGCAATGTGTAACTGCGCGATAATAATTCAATTATTTCTTCTTCAGTTGCGTCTTTAGCCTCCGCTAAGTCATTTTGTAAAATAGAAATAGCTTCGTCTATAGGTAAACCTTCTCCAGGCTCGTTATAAGGATTAACTTCTGTCCAGTCTTCTACACAAAGCATGTACTTTAATTTTTCCATATCTTTTATGTCATCTAATAGATGCATACCTATTCCTACAATGAAAGAACTGCTCGAACTGTTACTAATAAAGCCTGTTCTGATTTTCATTAGTCTTCTCCTCTTTTTTAGCTAATAGCTCTCTAGCAACCTCACCTTGCCAATCTTTACGCATTGCTAACATACCTAAATGCTTTTCTTTAAAAATAAATTCGCCTACAAAAGGAAGCATCCAGTGTGTAAGTGGATGATATTTAGGGGCTACAATTTCTTCAAATTCTATATGCATTGTAGAAAGTATCTCGTCAACAATACGAAGACACTCCGATTTCACTTGCTGCTTTTTTTTAGAAGTGAGACCAGTTGACAAAGGACTGAGTGCACTACGTAAGTAGTCTAAAACAATTGTACTTTTTTCTTCAAGAGAGAATCTAGAATTTGGAGGATACATTGCAATAATTTTTTTGATAAGATGCAGATCTTTTTCTCTAGCTGCCACAATTATAGGACTGTGCTCGTCATTATAGCTTGCAAACATACGATTACCTACACCTGCTTCCTTAATTAATTGTGTCACAGGATGTTCAGGGTGATCAACAAAATAATGTAGTGATTCAGTATCCTTTGAAATACACACTCCTTTTAATAAAGGAAAAGCGTTACCCTTCTTAATATTTTTTTGTATAAAAGGATGCTCCATTAAAAAACGTATAGTTTCATAAGAGGCTCTGAGTCCTATTTCTTTTAAAGTGGAAGCGTGTGTAAAAACATTAGACCCTAATGTATCAGCTAACGATGCAAGTTCTTTAAGTGCTATGATATCCTTTCTACCAAGTGCACTATAAATCATCCTTCTAAGAAACGCACTTTTTGTACTTGCAGGCAAATCAAAGAACAATGCTTGCTGTTCCTTTGTTAATTCTTTTACTTGTGGTTGCTTTTCTTTTTTACTCATGTTACCTCTCCTTTTGTAGTCGCTATACCTATTGTAAGAACATTGAGATTTAGTTCTGCGCAGACTTTAGCTATATCATGGATATCATTAACCTTTTTAGGGTTTTCAATGTCAGAGATAACAGCTTCTGCTAACCCAGTTTTTTCTGCTAACTCTTGAACAGACATGTTATAAAATACTCGTGTTTGTTTAATAGTCTCTGCTACCTTGCCAGGATAATCTTCTATACAAACAGGACCAGTATCTAAAAGGTTTGATAAAACTCTACCTCCATAAGCCCACAAAGCTTCGTTAGAATCCATAACATATCCTATTGCATCTTCTGTCCATCTATATAACATATTCTGTGTTCTAACATAATCTCTGGATTTAAGACTATCGTGTACATCCTCAATAATTTTAATTAAAGCCTTGTTCCATTTATCATCCACACGTAAAGGAGCTTCACATTTTCTGATTTCTTCATGACAGGTAACTGTTCCAAAAGGAGGCCCGTCCTCGTAACAAAATTCCTCGAACAAGAAAATAGCTCCAAATTTCTCCCTAACACCTAAAAAGGATACACCTGTCCATACAGCCGCCATTCCCATGCTTCTTGTTCTCACTCTATAAATGTATCCTTCTTTTAAATCTTTTTTAGCTGTCGGCATTGATCCTCCTTTCAATATTCGCAAGCTTATCCTCAAACGTCTCGTTTATAAAACCTATGTCATCTTTATCAACATAATTATCAAGATCAAACTCACTCCCAAAATACTCTCTAGGAAAACTTAAAATAGTTGTAATAAATGGAAGCTGTTCTGACTTTTCAGGAGCATGTATGCTTGCTACATCGTGTGCTGTAGACTCCTCCATAATTATTATTGAATTCCTAGGATGCATAACAATAGACGAAAAGGAGATTTCACCTTTGTTAAGCTGCCTAATTTCCTCTACGGTTGTTTCAACATAAACTTCTTGATATGCTCGCATAGGCTTTTTATCACAAGATGTGGCTATTTCATCTACCCGCGCACAAAAATATAGAGCGTTAGATCTTGTTGCAATTACGGTTAAAATCAGATCATAAGGAATAACACTTCCTATGATTCCCGAACCTCTAGCATCCTCTATGTCCAAAAGTTTTGATGCGAGGACTGACTCAACAGGAGTCTCCTCACATGTTAGTTCATGTGTATTACACTCACAGGCAGTCCTAAACTCCTGCTTACATTTTTCACACATCCACCTCACTGCCTTCCTCATTAGTATCCTCCTTAGCTTGCTTGTTGCTATTTTTAATCTTTAAAATCTTTTCAAGAAGATCGCGTGCTTCCTTATTTTTAGCAGGAATAGCAAAAAGCATTGCGGTTAACAACCCTTCAGGGGAGTCTGCTGCAAGTTCAAGTAAACTGAGTATTTTATCAAAATCAATCTTTCCATAAGTATCAGATTTAATAAAAAACGGATTATTTTTTCCTTCACAAGCTACAAGCATGTTAGCACCGGAACGTTTAAGCAACTTAACCATTTCAGTATTGCCTGAAGTCACTGCTAGTTCAAGAGCAGACTTTCCTGAATTTTTTTGTGTCTTATCTATGTCAGCGCCTGCTTCAAGAAGCATCCCAACTGTAGTAAGATTATCTACTTTTACAGCTTTTAACAACGGTGTCAATCCTGAACTATTAACATTGTTAACATTAGCTCCTTTTGTGATAAGTGCTGCGACTGCCTCTATATTGCTAGCCTCGCATGCAACCATGAGTGGTGTTGTTCCCGATGAATTCTTTTTATCAAAAGGATAACCTTTTGTTTCAAAATAGTCAAATAATTCAACCCATTCATCACGCGTTAATCGTAAACGATAAGTACAGTTTAACAACCGCTCAAGTAGCTTCTTTGGTTTGCTTTTCTTAGTAGCAAAGCTAATATGCTTTCTTTCATCTATTACATACTTAAATATGGACAGTAGCGTAGGCACAGGCGCAGTAGGAGTATGCTCATGATACCAGTTAGTGTAATTCCGACCTATATCCTCAATAAGGTCAGGATAATCATCAAGGTTAATTGTTTCCTTTCTTACAAAAAAGTCAATAGTGAAAGGATCATTTGACCTTATAAGAACTTGAAAGAGCGGCATGTAACCATAGTGTTGAACATAGCATAAACTAAGTGTATCATCTGTAACATCAAGCGCTTTTAATACAGTGAGGAGCTTCTCAAGTCCTTGAGGTGCTAAGCACGAACGTATTCCACAACTTATAAAGGTAGCAAGATCCTTGGTTTGTACTGTTCCATCACCATGTGTATACTCTACTTTACATGCAAGTTTTATGTCCTTCTCACGTGGTTGCCAATCCATCGACATCCTCCTTTGTAGCTTTTGCTGCGTCGTGCTCTGTAAAACGTTGTTTTAACACAAGCATCTTTTTTGCTAATGTACTCGTTTTAGTATCTTTAGCAAAACACATTACTGATAACATTTCAACAGGGAGGGCAGCAATCAAATCAAGAAAAGCACATGTCGCTCCATAAGGCGTGTTCTTATGTGTCTTTCTAAACATTTCTTTTAAAGGACTTTCCGGTCCTTCGAAGGCTTGCGCACTATTAGCACCCGCCTTCATACAACAATTAAACATCTCCCAATTTCTTTTACCTATGGCGATAGATAAAGGTGTTGCTCCTGATTTTTTATGTTTAGCATTAACATCAGCACCCGCCTCTAACAGTATAGGTACTATTAAGTCACTTCCGAGCTGACATGCTTTTAACAAAGGTGTTTGTCCTGAGTTATTAAAAATGTTTAATTCAGGGGAAAACTTTAATAGAGTGCGTGTAGCAGACAATGACGTATTTACTGCTATGTGCAATGAGGTATTTCCTCCGGAGTCTTGTTGATTAATGTTAACCCCTGCTTCAATTAAAAACTGCATCAAAGCCTCAAGCTCTCTTTCTCGAGTTGTGGAGATTTCACATACTGTGTGAAGCAATGTCTTTTTGTTACCGTAAGGAGCATCCAGTGCTTGAAAATCAAAGTTGTATTTGGAAAGGAGAAACTTATACGTTTGTATAAGTGCGGCTAAGGAAGTCCTTCTTCTGCCAGCAACACGTAACAATTTGTATAGGAGATGCGATGGCTCGGCAATTCCTTTGGTATTATAAATGCTAGGCTTAATACCTTGATTCAATAACCATAGTGTAAAACTAGCATTTCCTGACGATACAGCTTCTGTTAATAGATTTGTCACGGGACGAGGCCCTTCATGGAAGAAAGTATAAAGTGATGACGTCCATACAAACGGGTCATCAATAGAGATGTTAAGCTTAGCCAGATTAGCAACAATACTTGTAAACTGCGTTTCGGTGCGTAACGTATGAACGGTTTCCATTACAGTAAATCTGCCTAACCGGACAAGAGGGCATGTAGCCAATGCTGGAACTTCTGCAGATTTACTCATTATTAACCTCCTTCCTCACTAAGTCTTTAATCTTTTCTCTTCCTTCGTCCTCTGACATGACAGGTATTAAAAAACCTCGTCCAACTACATAATGACCATCATGTCTTGTTTCTACTCTAAAGGCACCACTAGTCTCAAATTCAATACCATCACTAAATTTAAGTTTACCCATTTGTGTCCTCCGAAACTTCCTCATTCTCAAATTCCTTTTTTAGTGTTAGATAATGCTTGTACCTAGCTTGTTTGCACTCCACTGCTTTTTTCTTTCTGTAAGCTTCTTCTAGTTTATTAATTTTTTCAAATATTTCATCATCATCTACAATTATCCCTAATTTTTTACATCGCACGATGTCATGTGTAAGTGGGCCATGATGTTGTATATCGTCCAAATGTAAAAGCCTTCTTGGACCCTCACATTCCCAATAATACTCTTCATGACCAGATACTGAATCTTCTGGAGGAACCTCTCCATAAGAAAAAACCATTGCTTCGTTGTCCTCAAACAATAATGCAATTGAATAGTTAAAAGTTTTAACACCTATTAAAACTTTCTTTTCTATTTCAAAATCTACATTCCTTTCATGCTTGTTTTTAATATGTAGCACTTTTCTCATTTTGATTTTCCTCCCTTGCGTCACTGTTCCTAACTTGCTGTCTAAGTTGGATTAAAAGACTACAAAAAGCCCTAAGTTTTTTGTTCTCAGAAAAACAGAACCGTCTCAACACAGCTTCAGGTACTCGTTGAAATATAGTAAATAATACGGTCAATTTATCTAAAGTGTAATTTGTAGTTAGTAATGCCTCAATTGCTAACTGTTTTTTATTATCCTGGTGTAGTAGGTCACAGCCTTTTTCAATAAACTCATCAATAAAGGAATATTGATGATGCCTAATTAAATAATAAAGCAAATTCCTATTATACGGTTTAATCATAACTGTTACATCTGCGCCTTTGTCTAATAAAAATCTAAGCACATCTGGATTAGGGCGCTGAAAAGTAAGGGTTTTCGATAAAGGGGTAGCACCAATCTTATTTTTTAAATGAAGATCCAATCCATGCCTTGCTAAAAGTTTTAATATTTGTACCGCTGCAGGATGCTCAGAATTGTAGCATATACGATGTGCTAAGTTATCGCCTTCACGCTTGTTTGCTAAGTTGACGTTATGGCCCCACTCAACTAAAAGCGTGATTAATTCCACCCCCTCCATAACATTACGTCCATAACGGGACCCATAGGCTACGTGATGCTCCACTGCATAAAATAAAAGATTAGGCCATAAGGTGCCATGGCGTTTAAACGCAATATTACAACGCTCTCTAATATAAACCGCATGCTGTTGAAACTGTGTGATGTCTAAACGTCGTATTAGTTCAGGCAAGCGATTTTGCATATCTGTTGAAAATGTTAATTTAGGCATAAGTACCTATCCTTTCATGATATTGTATACATGACATTTTTTAAACTTTACAGAATCTCCGCAGTGTAGTCCATGATCAAATGTACATACTAAATCATTGTTAACCATTCCATAAATCACGTCATCCTCAACACCTTTCACAGTTATCCAAAATCTTTCACTGCCTGCGCATACCTTAACATAATCATTAAATTCTATAGAATCTAATTCTGCAGGAGTGGGTGCATCAAAAGTACCTGGATATTTTTTCTTCATTTCCTGTGCTTTTTCAAAATTATTCATATAAAACCTCTAGTTAGTCATACCAGCTGCGACATTCTAATGTCTGCTGATCAACTCTACAAACATCTGCATTATTAAAAAATTGTGAAAAAGCTAAAGCTGCTTGCATATTGGAAGCTGTACCTGCTAAGCCCTCAAGGGTTACTCTGTAATCTTTCCTTTCAGCAGATACAGCATAACCATGTGCCTGAAATTCAGGGTGCTCTGATAAGAAAGCTTTAAATTCTTGCACCGTTGGCGAATTGTTCTGACATTCATCTAAAGCAATAACACCCATCTGTATCAACATATCTAACGCATAGAAATCAATCCCTGCAAAAGGACAAGTTCCTCCTGAGTAAGTAGGGCCGGCCTCCCCAAAAAGAATTCCGTCTCTTGCTTTTATAGCAACAATAGAGCGGTTTAATTCATTAGTCATTATTTATTCTCCTTAAAATAATCTTGAAGCTTAAGAAGCGTTATAGCGAACTCCTTAGTTAATGGATCTTTTGAAAAACATAATGCAGAAAAGACGCCTTTAGGGAACATTGTAATTACGTTAAGAAGCTCAATTACATCCTGCAGTGTGTAGATTTCTTCTTTTTGAAAAATCTTTGAAAAAATAGCAAGATCTCTTTCCAATAAATCGCTAGGTCCATTATATTTCTTTTTTACAAGAAACTGTGCTAGCTCCCAATTTTTATACTTTACAGCAGCTTCCCAAAGTGTTACGCCTTCCTCTGGACAAAAAGTAGGATCAGCTCCGGCAGCAATAAGAGATTTTACAGCCTTCATAATAGTAGCATTTCCTAATTTTTTAGAATGTATTGGCAGTAGTGTTAACGGGGTACATTTTTTATAAGAGACATTTAAACTTTTAACAGTAGAATGTTTAAGCAACACAGGAAGCATCTTAAGCTTTCCCTGCACGCATGCAGAAAAGATAGCAGGAACTTGCTTTTTATCATTGAGCGTATAACCTTTACTAATTAAAAACTCTACAAGCTTGGTGCATTCCTTAATACAAATGTCGGGCGATAACACCTTTGCAATGTAGTGGATAAAGTAATTCTTACCAAATGCTGTCTTGTAAGGCAACCCTGCATCGTCTATTAACGCTTTTAAAAGATCATATACTTTACAGTCTTTCTTGCAGGCCTGATATAGTATCTGTTGTGCGGACATGACATCACCGTATGTATTATACAAACGCAGCTTTTTCTTCACCCTTTTCCTTAAAAAGATTTTTAATAGAAAAAGAAATATTGAAGGGTTATTATTCTGAAAAGCTAAGCTAAGAACATTAGTGAAACGACCTGTGTAAGGAGTCCCGTTATACAAAACTGCTAACATATCGGGTACCTGCTTTTTAATCTGTGCATAAACAGCCGGCATTGTCTTTTCTGTAAAAGAAGAGTCTACCAAAACCTCATCTAAACTACGTTCACCTTTAGGACTTCCTAAGTTTACGAATATACGTCCTGCATACTCCTCTCTATCACGATAACTCAAAATAACCTCCCTTCTTCATCTACTCCATGTCTGTTATTCTGAAGGTTTGCAGTTGCGTTTGCTTCCTGCATTTTGTATCTTGCAGCTTCTCTTCTTTCTTTCTTCCACGATCTTTTTGCTTTCTTTCTATCAATAGCAGTTTGAGCAGAGCCTCTGTCTTTCATAGAAATTACTGGTTTAACCCTATCAAGAATTGTAACTGTGTCTCCTATCAAACTTTCAATTAACTCTGACTTTTTATAAGCATTAGGAGCTTCGTCTAATGTGCTTTCACAAACAGACGTAGTATAGATGCCTTTCATCTGATGTGTAAACTGCTCCATGTTAAGTTTCCTTTTTGCATCTCCTCTGCTCATTACTCTTCCTGCACCATGAGGAGCTGAAAAGTTCCAGTCAGTATTAGATTTGCCTTCACAGATTAAAATACCATCACGCATGTTAAAAGGAATAATCATTCTTTCATCTACATAACTTCTGATAGCTCCTTTACGAATTATGAAATCCTTGAAGTCTATAAAGTTATGTTTAGTGTGAATAGAGTCTTTTTCTTCACACTTAAAGATACCTTTAATTTTGAAAGCCATGACTTGTCTGTTCACATCAGCATACTTCTGTGTAAAGACCATGTCTATCAAATAACTAAGCATATCAGTTCCTTCTAATGCTTCCATTCCTTTGGTTATACCAAGAAAGCCTAACTCTTCTCGAAGTTGCTTTATGCCTTGAGGAATTAACTCAGGTGTACCGGCAGCTTCGTGGTTACTTCTAAGCGTTAACACTCTCTCTTGATATGCACCGTTTCTTTTATCATCGAGCATTTTCTTAGCAACTCCTTGCCAATAATCACAAATACATTTACCAAAGTTTCTAGAACCTGAATGGATTGTAACCCAGTAGTCTCTAGTGGTTTCAGCCTTTCCAACTTCGACGAAATGATTGCCCGAGCCAAGTGTTCCGAGACTTCTTATAGCTCTTGAAGGGTCACAGCTTATTTGTTTACACTTAGCCCTGAACCATTCATAATTAATAACAGGAGGAGCCACTGTAAAGCCAAATTTCTTTTCAAATGCCCTTAGAAATTCTCTTACTTCTTCATTAACGTTCTTCCACGGAAACTCTTTCTCCATATTAATAGCGTCTTCTGGAGTATGTGTTGACATTCCGAATGGAATAGCTTCTCTTATCTTTTTCTCAACTTCAACAAAAGTTAACTTTGTAAATGCGTCAGGGCCTACATTTATAGACAGCATTCCGCAGTTTATGTCAACTCCGACCACATTAGCAATTAGCATGTCTCCTAACGGCATAGTAAAGCCTATCACAGAACCTTTACCTGCATGACAATCAGGCATGATTTTAATAGGGTTTGTAAATGCAGAATGATTGCACATTGACTGAATTTGCGCAATGCAGCTTTCTTCTACCTCATCAATATGTACAATTGCTTCAGTGTACTTTCCTTTAATCTCAATCATTACTTTTCTCCTTCATCTTCTGTGCGTTTGCTCTCTGTTTATTTTTGATACGATACTCTTTTTGATACTCTTTTTGATACTCTTTTTGATACTCTTTTTGATACTCTTGTATCTTCTCTTTATTTTCCTGTAAATATGCTTTCCGCTTCTCTTTATTTTCCTGATAGTACTCTTTTTGATACTCTTGTAGCTTCTCTTTATTTTCCTGATAGTATTCTTTTATCTTTTCTTTGTTTTCCTGACGGTATTCTTTATGCTTTTCTTTTATCTTTTCTTTGTTTTTCTGACGGTATTCTTTATGCTTTTCTTTTATCTTTTCTTTGTTTTTCTGATACCATTCTTTTTGATACTCTTTCATCTTCTCTTCACTAAGCACCTAGTCCTCCTTATTTATTAAAAAATGCCCTAATTAAAGCAGCTACTATTATTGATGTGCTAATTGATCCTAATGACTCTGCAATTAATTTCAAACCTTCATACAGCAAGACACCGCCCTCTTTCGTGAGTAATAGTTCTTCAATCATTTTTTCTCCTTCATCTTCTTATCTTCACCAAAGCATACCTTTCATGTTCTATAATCAACATACGAAAAAAGTACGGTTCCAACTATGGGGTAAGTCTTTCTTAGTGAACTGTCTACCTCTATCACATCGTGAACAGGGTTTGTTGGAACTAAAACATAATCTTTTTTATCCTTCCATACTATCCTACTCACCATCAATAGTCCTTTGTATCTTATAGCAGCAATTTGGCCTGTTCGGGGTTTAGTATTTACAGCAACAACCGCTAAAGACCCAACACAAAGACGATCGTGCATGTGACTTGTCGAAACAGTGAAGGCATAAAGATTATCCTCTTCAAAAAATCCTCTAGCAAAATACAGGTTTTCAGTAGCTTCTACACAATCTTTAGCAATAGATAAGTCTCTCGGGATGCCTGTAAGAATTGGTACAGTTACAATGTTTTCAGGATGCTCTTTTACTTTTCCTATAAAGTCAGGAAGAGTTATCCCTAACGCCTCAGTTATCCTAATCAATCTATCAAGTCTTGGAAACCCTTTGCCATTTACATAATTAGAAATTGAGTCTTTACCACAACCTACTAAGTATGCTAATTGCGCCTGCGTTAGGTGTAAAGCAGTTAATCTTTCCTGAAGAATCTTCCCAAATCCTTCTTTGTTAAAGCTCATAACTAGTCCTCCTATTCGGACCCTTCTAATAATCGATATATCGCAGACTTTGCTTCCTCCTCATCCTTAACTGATCTAATTAACTTGTCAGAAGTTTCATCTAACCATTTCTCAGCTTTCTTAATACCAAATATAGATTGAGCAGCTAGTACGTAGAATCTTATGCTATTACTATCCATCAGTCCTCCTTAATACTATAATAACCAAGTTTGTAATTCTTGAGAACGTGATCAACTTCTTCACGAGCCATTTCAGGAATCTGCTCAAGAAATTGTGCATGACCGTCCTGCTCAATGTCTGTGCCTCGTCGAGCTTGTAGCTGAGGACCTGATGTCGACTCATAAGTCATATCAGCTTCTTGCTTGACATAACCAAAACTAGTATAGTAGCCAATCACCTCAAACTTTACATAAGCTCCGTCTACACAACGCGCTATGATCATATAGCCACCGTTGCTAGGTATTATGATTACAACTCCGTGCTCCTGCGTAGGCTGTTCATGAAAAGCAAGACCCGGGGTAGCAGGACATGTATAAGTGAAGGGAATGATATTAATACCTTCGTTAAAATCAGAGCACTTAATGTGAACAGGTGTTTCCTTAACATTAATTATTTTCATTTTATTTCTCCTTTAATCTCAATCATTATCTTCCTCCTTATTCTATAAGCAGTCCTGTACTATTGCGAGTATAACAGCTTGAATTACACGAAACAATACCCTCTCTCTTGCGGAAGTATCAATTTCGTCAACAACCTCACGAAAGTCTTCATCGTCATATAACAAACCTTCAAGCGCGGTTAATGAACAAGGCAGAGAGTATTCTTTAAGCACCTCTTTAATTTTTATCCTTACTGGCTCCGCTAACCACTCTCCAATACCCTCATCCCGATATTCTGTATCCTTCATCATTTTATTAATTATAGCAGGGAAGTTGCCTAAAGCAATCTTCTGACTAATCATAGTAACTGTTAAAGATAAGTCAAGTTCTTCTGCAGAACCTACTACTATTGGAGGAATGCCTTCCCAGTCAATTAGCTCCATCGCTACTTCCTGTGCTCTAGTCTCATTCTCTGCGTCAACAAGACACCAAGCAGACGAATTAGCAGCGCATACTTTAAACTTCTTCATTCTTTCCTCCTATTTCATAACTGTTCCTTTTCTCTTAGTAATAGCAAATCACTATTGTCAAAAGTGTTACCAATGACTTCCCAATCTGAATGCTCATCTTCTTCAAATCCATCTTCGTTTAAAAGTTGATTAATGCCGCTTGAGATTCCGCTTCTGTTTGGATTAACACATTCAGCTACAACTTGCCAACATGAATATATCCACTCAACTACTGCAACATAATTCTGTTTGCCTTCATCCATCCACATGTAACAATCTTTGCTAAGTATGTCTCCTTCAAAAATCAATACACCATTTTTGTCTTTTAGACCTGTACACTCCTGTCTAATATATATTTTACGATCTAATATCTTTTGCTCCTTAGCTGAGAAAGATACTAATTCTCCATTTTTAGTTGCCATTATTGTACCTGTTTCCCATGTATTTGTGCTTGTATTCCATACTCTAAATATATGTCTTGTATTTTCCATAATGTCACGCTCCTTTCTTTCGCTCTTTTGCTCGTTGACGTATCTTTTCTATTCGTGCAGTTTCTTTAAAATGATGCGTTGCTATTTCTTTCCACAAACCTCCTTTCTGTAAATAAAAGTGTGTAAATTGTTCTTGCGTTAAAAAGCATTTAGCAGCTACATATACTTGACGTATCTTTTCAGGGCTACTTCTATACCCTATGTTATACCACTCTATTTCAGTAAGAGATTTAGCAATAGGAAGATCTAAAAAGTTGACTTTGAATGTTTTAAGTAGACCCGGTAAGCCTTTTTTTGCTTTTTTATTGTTTCTTGCAAAACCAAATATAATGTAGTCAGTAAGAATCTTCTTTTTGTCACAACCTACCAGCTGCCATAACTCATATGCAAACTCAGGCTCTTCTACTAGCAATTGATAAAAATAACGACGATACGGAGGCTGTGTAAGCAGTTCCTCTCCTAACTTAAGAAATGCTAACATAAGCGGATGGTTGGGCTCTTTAAAAAACTTCTTAAGTTTTTGAAACCCTTCATAAGAAGCAATCCCTTTTAATATGACATGTATAGCTGAATTTCTCTTGAAGTTCGTATTAGGCTGCAGAACTACTCCTGGGGATGCATCATCTTGTATTAAATTTATAATCCAGTCAATTGTTTCCGCATCACACCACTTTCCTATATTGCACATAGTATCAACACAGCCTTCATGCTGTAAAAGTATAGGCACATCTAAATAGCATGCTATCTTATTCAACTGTTTAAGTAGATCTCCGCTAGCTCCGGGAGTAATAGCAGCGGCAAACAAATGACCAAGCAGTTGGGATTGTTCTGTAGAGTCAAGTCCTGCTAATATCTCAAAAAGTACTTGATTTTCTTTGACCACTATTATATCATTCATGAGCACCTCCTTTCACTAAAAGATGTTTGAGTTTAACTTTCAACCCTCTTGTTCTAAAAGAGCGACTCTTTAAAGCATCCAGTATAGATTCCTTTCCTGTAGGGTTGAAGTTAACATCAGCTCCTGCCTCAACTAAAAGCTTTGCCATCTCAAAGTTTCCGCAGATAACAGCTCTGAATAACCCTGATATGCAACCATACACAGCAACGTTAACGTTAGCTCCCGCCATAATGCAGAACTTAACTTTCTTAATATCTTTTTTGAAAACAGCGTTTAAACATTCAAAATCGAGAGGTGCCAAGTCGGCAGGTCTTAGCCATTTAACTGCATGTTCAGTCATTAGTTCTCCTTCTCCTTGCCTGCATTCCAAGCAAGTTCTGCCTTTACAATAACTCTAATTATTTCACACCTGCGCTCGTCGTTCGACGAACATGAATAAACGGCACAAGAAAGTGCATCGCGTTCGTCAGCATCTTTTAAAGAAGGATCAGCGTTATAAGTTAATAATAACTTTATTGCAGGAACGTCTTCCATATCAATAGCTGCAAATAACGGTGTATCCTTACGCAGAGCCTCCCAAGCAGTATACATAATCGCAGCGTTCACGTCAGCGCCTGCATCAAGTAGTAATCTTATTATTTTTAAATTAGCATCCTGGTTAGCATTATACATACTAGGAGTCTCGCACGCTAGAATTAAAGCAGACGTTTTAGTCAAATTCAAATTAGTAGCCTTTCCATCTTTTTCAGATGTTACTACAAATTTATCTGTAACAAAACCAGTCCATAGTATACAATTTGGATCAGCTCCTGACATTAAAAGAAATTTAACAGCTTTAGACGATCCTTCATAAATAGCAGTCATTAACCTTTCGTTTAGCTCCTTCATCCATGCCCCCTTTTCTTCCATATGTCTCCGCCCTAAGCCTTCTTAAATTTAAAAATAGTCCTAATAGAATCATAAGCTTGCGCTCTTGTAACATCTTTTTCAACAAGGCTGAATTCAGGATTCTCAGAAATATACTTTTCTGTTGTACCAAGTATGTGCGTTACGCAATCAACTTTAGCATTAGCGGTTTGATCCAAACATCTTCTACAAAGATCAGGTCTAACTCTATAACACCATGTTAATGCATTTGCCCATCCTTTAAGATATGATGATAATGCTCTAAAAGTAGGGTGTGTGCTCATTATTGTACTAAGCCGTTCTCTTTTAATATGGATAATGACTGTGTAGGGGAATTTAGCTTTGGAATCATACCTCATAAATATCCTTGCGCCTACATTGTAACTGTCTAAAAAAGCATTAATCTCTTTTTCTCTTGCTACCATAATGTCATCTGGCTGACTTGTAAAAATCATTTCTTCTCCCTGTAGGGCGCTAAGATTTCCTTTAGTTTATCATAGTTTTCAATTACATCTTTATTCTCTATACTAGCTTCCCATTCTAACATTTTTCTGATCACAGATTCATCCTCAAGGCGCATATTCCAATTTCTAATGGCTGTGCTTTTGTTTTCCGTTTCACAAGTGGATGTTCCACAACTACCACACCATACAGCATATTGTATAGAATCCCCATACTCTTCATCCGTATAAGTAATAGTATCAATAAGCATATGTGTTCCAGCACAGAAGGGACATTTGGTTGCTTCAGGACAAGGTGCAGGTGTTAAGGAATTAGTTCGATTCTTCATGTGTATTCTCCTTTCTTTTGGTTTTTCTACTTCCTCTACGCGTCTTTTCTAAGTTATTTAACAAAGATGCTAAACTAATTTCGTTCATTCTAGCTTATCACTTACTACAATGTATTCTCCATTCCCTATAGGCAACGGAATGTCATCTCCTAAATCCATAGGAATAGAAGCATCTAGTGCTGTGATGATAAAAACATTATCATTTGGTGAAAGTCGTGTAGCCATATAATTCTTTTCAGGATTCTTTTTTGAAAGTGAAAGTGTAGTAACTACACCAGTTCCACTACCACTACCACTACCTCCACCTCCACCACCACAACCATAAAATAAACAACAAGCAAATACTACCAGCATTATTGTCATGCATATTCTAATCATCATAACACCTCCTTATAACAAATCTTCTGCAAGTAAACTAAGCTGCTCGATACAAACATTGTACTGCGTTTTAAGTGCTTTAACATCTTCAACTGAAGGCACTCTTTTAGGAGCACGAAGTTTTAAATCGTTTGCTAAGTCTGCTAATGTACTTAAACCCGAACTAAATGCCTCAAGGTTAGATGTAGGAATTATCTCAAGTACAAAGTTACCATAGTCATCCACAACATTAATAACATAGTCAATTGCATCCCTAGCTGCAAATTCAGCAATCTCTTCTGCTGTTACTTCAACTTGTTTAGTTACGGCGTCTTTAAAAACAAGAGGAGCAAAATCATCAACATCTCCTGATAGTGCGCCTTTCTTTACTATATTATAGTAACTAGTAGCCTGAACAATAGCATCATTTAGAGCCTGCCTTAATCTCTGTTGAAGCTTATTTTCTATTATAAGAAGTCTTTTCCCAGTAGGCGTATCTATTATAGCCATCATATCAGCTGTAGTATGTAATCCTTTAGTTGGGTTATTTGAAATAGTAGCACGCAAAACTGTTTTAGTTTTTTCTGCAAGAGAGCCAAAAAAGGAGTCCAGAAAACTGCCCTTCGCTACTTTGTCATTAAAAACTGTAAATTCCATATTGCCTGCTTTAACTATATCATCCATATAACGAACAAAATCATCAGGATTAGCAAAAGATATCATATTAGGTGCTGAATTTATTTTAGGAGAAGCTAGAAATATATTTTGATATTTTGTCATGTACGATGTCTTTGTTTTCGTAGTCTGCCATGTAAGCATCCAATCAAGAAAATCTCTATAAGGCTTAGGTCCTGCTTCCCATGCATAAATACTCTTTCGTCCTACCCATCTTACAATGTCATCAAGTTTTGTTAAAGTTGTTTTAGCAGCATTACTTTTAACAACATTGCTAAATATCCTTCCTGTAAAATTCTCAAGCTTACTAACAAAAGGAATAGAACGAAGCACTTTTATACCTGACTCTGTTAACAAGACCATAAGTGCGTCACCTGATAACGTTTTAAGATGGTACAATGCTTCTTCTTTATCATCAGCATCAAATACAACATCTGTTCCTTTGATATAACTAGAAAGTGTTTCATATATAAAAACATCAGCACGTCTTGAATCTATAAGAAGAACTACAAGATTAAAGGGCCGTTCTACAAGTAATTCAAAAGCCTGCAATTCTGCAAAAGCTACCATTAGGCCTACTACAGGCGTCATAGATACACCGGCTGCTGTACTTGTCACAACCCATACATAGAAGCAAGAGTCAAACCAAGCATTACATGTATCCTCCTGTGCTGCATCAAGAGCGTCATTTCCACACCTAAGTGTAGCAATTAATGAAAATGCTTTTAACCCTTCCTCTAAGTCAATTGCAGTTTTTTGCAGTTCTTTGTAAAAAATCTCCTTTTGCCCTTGAATGTAAGCATCAGTATACATATAAATATCTGTACCTAAATCCGTTAGCATCATATTGCAATCAAAGCCTTCAGCGTCTAGTTGTTTGTATGCTTCAATAAAATCGTCTTCTTTTACATTATACAATGTAACAGTGGACAAAGAACCCGGAACTGCTTTAGGAGCTAAATAAACAACATCGTCATACTGAGGACGAGCTTCTACAAAAATACCAAAGCCGCTTACTTGTATGGACAATAAATAGCTTTTAATCTCTTCAACTGTCTTATACAAAGGAGCTGCTTCTGTTGTAAGTGTAAAAGAACTTGAGTATGTTTTTAAAACTGAAGTAGCTGCCATTACATTCAATGACACTGTGTATGACGCTACTACTCCAGGATCTGATGCTAGATAACTTAAGTCAACTGTTATGCTACCCGTTGACGCATCTAATGGATAGGATTGTCCATTTGCATCAATGAATAAACTTGTAGCACCATCATTACCTTTTGTATAAGAAAAAGTGCAGGATACTGTAACACTGTTACCTGCAGATGTATAAGGATAGATAGCATCAGTAAATATGAAAGAAGATACAGTTGTAGGTGTTATAACTACAGGAGCAGCTTCAGTGGAGAAAGTAAACGCATCGTCGTCTAGTAAGTCATTAATGCTGTCTTCCGACTTCCCTCCGTAAAGCTTAATGACATGAGTTTCCGACTGACCCGCCGCAGGTAAAAATAAATCCCAAGTACCGGAATGCGTATCCTCGTCTCCGTTGCTTCCTGCTTCTCGAAATGTTTCAACGTCTGTATCATCCACATATACACAAAACCAATCGTAGTTATCTGTACCATGATTAATAACTACATCCCAGTCAAATGTATATACAGTATTAGCCTCAGTATATAGATGTGTGCTTACAGTATCGGCATCAACATCGCCATCAGTGTCATTTTCCTCTTCGGGTAACGTAGTGATAGTGTAATCATATGTTTTAGTGGAAGTGCTGGTAGGGAAACTTCCTTCAGGGTAGGTTGAGAGAGTAACACTGTTATCAATGGATTTCCCTGCAGCAGGATAAGTCACGCTGATACTAAGCACTCGACTATGACCATAATCACTTGATTTTTCTAAACCTGTTCTGAGTACACCATTAGTAAATACTGAAATATGCCAGCCTGTAGAAGAATAGAATGGCGGGTCAAATTGATAACCAACAGAAACTGTAGAAGACTGTCCAGCTGAATCGGCAGCTACTAAAAAATCTTCCGGTACGCCTAGCCATGTAATACCATTATCTGCAAATACGGGAAATGCAAGAACTAAACACAGAAATAAAATAGCAAATCTTTTCATAATGTTCTCCTTTGTATTAAATAAAAGTGACTCCGCTTCTAACTCCATCATGACGTAAAACTGCATTATCATATTTCATACAATAAGGAAAACCAGTTAAGGATATTTTCAAATGAGGACACTTCTTCTTACAATACATAATTTTTATCTCCTATTCAACTTTAGGTACCAGTGCATTAATCCTAGCTACTTTTATCAGTATTGTTAAGTCGCTTGTCGCAATACCTTCATACTGCTCATAATCCTTATGATCCACAAGTCTATATATCGTACAAATTCTTGCACCACATAACTCTACTTGTTTGATTATCAATTTACAGTACTCATCTGTCAAATGGTTTAAAGCTCTATCTATAAGTTCCAAAATCCCTAAAGAACTATCATTTCTAAATCCTTGATTAATAATGCACATCAAAACGTTTCTCATTGACTTACCTAAGTCATCATTTCCTAGAGCTATACTAACGATTTCTGATACTACAGGATCCTTAGAACATCTGCTACTGATTCTATCAGTAGCATTAGTGATCCTTGTAGTGTACTCTTTTATTGATTTTTTACTAAGATTATTAAGTACTTCTACAGTATCAGTAAACTCAACAAATTTGCTAATATTCTCCGTCATAAGCTCGTCAAATAGATTAAGTCTCCTCTCAATTAAAGTACATACTTCTTGATGGTTATCCATTCATTCCTCCTATTAATATCCCCAGTATTGGCGATCTCGTTCTCGTCGTTTACGTAATCTTCGTTCTGCCGCTTCATCTCTCCACCGATCCAGTCTCTCATCCTTTTTTTCGACAGTTTTGCGATCATTATAAGAACGATGAGGGATCACCTTTTCAGGAGCCTTAGAAAGTTCTGGCATTTCTATCTTGTATACTTTCTTGGGTTCTGGTATTATACTTTTTGATTCTTTCTTGGGTTCTGTTACTATATCTTCTGGCTCGCTTACGTTGTCAGGTTGTACTTTACATGGAAAAGAAAGAGACCATATACACCAAACAAAGTAAAGATTACCTATTATAAATAGAATTGAAGGAATCATATCTATTTGTCTCTTGGCAACACATACAATAGTTTCCCAATTCATTCGGTCTCCTTAACAATTATTTTCTGGAGCTTTGTATACTCCAGTAATTTCACGTATGTTTATATCATTATGAAGTGGGCGTATTGTTCCATCGGTAGTATCGAAGCAGGTATCTGCGATAACCGTTTTGGCCACTTCTATTAAATGATTAATGGGAAATTCTTTTGTTTTAAATCTTCGTTTAACTTCATCTTCTGAAATGTTGTTTGCCTTTGCAAGTTTACTTACAAGCTTCTCATTGTCTTCCTCTAGTAAAATGGTTACCTTTGCTTTAATCATTTTTCCTCCTTCACCAACCTCTTCATATCATTAATTAATTGTTTAAGAGTTTTCGTTGAAACCTTAATTTGTTCATTCTGGTGATACCATTTTCCCTCCTAGTTATCTAAAATCCAATAAACTGAAAAACCCAAAGCACACCCTGAGAAAAATAAAATACAGCCTATGATTTTAAGCACCCCAACTCTTATCGCAGTGTATCCCATGTTCATTCTTCATTCCTCCTTGCCGAGTTCGGCTAGTAGTTGCTCGGCTGCCAATGATATACAATCAAGGCATGCTGATCTTTGTTCGTGCAATATCGTTTCATTTGTTGCAGCATCACCGTTGTAGCTTTCGCATTTGCTATGTTCGTGGCATTGCTCAGGTTTTGATAGACCCTCCACAAACTTCCTCAATGTTTTGATCTGCTTGTCTTTTGCTTCAATCTCCACCTTCAGCCGTTCAATTTCATTTTCCATCATTATTCTCCTTCATCTTCATCCAGTCCTCTACGTCGATGATATGAATAGCATCATCCTCTGGACAGTCACCACGCATAGAATAGATATTGCCTATTCTGTTTTTAGCCGCGGCAAATACATCTTCTTTAGTAATTTCTCCAGCCACCCATTTCCGTTCTATCTCATCTTCATCCTCTATATCATACTTTTCTGCGAGGAACTCATATATTTCATCTTCGTCGAACTCTACGTAACTATCGTACACCTTTGCCTTAATCATGTGTTTTATTCTCCTTGTTTACAGCAGGTATGGGTCGATCATTAAAAAACCATTTCAGTATAAATCGCTGAAACCTGTTAGTAGTTCGGATTAATTTCCAGCCTTCCTTCTGTGCTTCCCATGATGGCTGGAAATAGCCATAGCTAGTGTACACAGCAGGCTTATCACTATATACTGGACACGGGTAGTTATGCTCACAAGAAAGACCGCCTGCAATAACCTCAACGTTAACTTCTAACAGTTCCATAATTCCTCCCTTATTGTAGTGGGCACCAGTCGGGCACATGAGCTAATTCCATAGCGTATGTTCCTGGGTCAATATCACCATCTTTTGGGGTGGCTATCTCTTTTCCATTTATACCACATATAATAGGGTTAACATGCCACCCATCTTTTATATAGCGAGGTCCTATTCTACATTCACCACATTCACCACAATGCTCAATATATGTTTCTGCGTATCTACCCATGCATCATTCCTCCACATTATTTAGTTATCCACAATCACTCATAATTACATTTTCATCTTTATCAAGATCAAAAACATTAGCCCTAACTAGCTGAGTTATTGCTACACCTAAGGGAACTTCAAAATGATTTCCCATAAATAAAGTAATTGTAATTACATGAGGCATAAGAATGTTACAATAGACCTCGTTATATTCGATTGCCTCATTACTATCAGAAGTTTTATCCATGTAATTAATAAACTCCTCAAAGTCATCAATTTCTTCAAGTAAGTTGATTGCTTCTTTAGCCATAAAAGCATATTCATAGTTTTTTAGATTAGTTAACATCACTTCTTTAGATGTTTTTGATTCGGGAGTTCTTAGAGTCGCAGACCATGTTGTAGCAGGATCGTCAGGGCCAATATGGTCATATTTTTGTAATGTTGATGCAATCCATATTTCTTTTGATTCATCCATCATTCCCCCTCAGAATATAATAATTTGTATCTTGCTTTTAAAAATAACTCCAACCACTCATCAAAGTTATTCTCAAAATTTTCATTTTTAAGACTAACTTCTATCCATCCTTTATACATTATTTTCTCCTTGAATAAAATAATTCATAAACTAATATATGTGATTATAATCTGAAGCAAGTTTATCACCCATAGCACCCAATAATGTAGTATGATGTTCTGCCCATGCATCACTGGAACAGTCAAGAACGAGGGGGCGCCACATATACAAGCCATTTTCAGTAAGTGTTAATACTTGCAGGAAGATAGTGCCGTGAGTACTAATACAAACATAAACCTTTTCGGGATCAAAAATATCTACTAAAACTTCTTTCATTGTTCCTCCTTAGTTTAAACTACGTAAAGCCCTAGCAATCGCTTCTGGCGTATTAGCAACCGCTCCTGTTTCAACAAGCTTCTGAACAAGCTCCTCATTAGTAAGCTTCTCAACATCTGTGCAATCACCAGAATCAATGTGGCGCTGATAAGCAAGTTCGGCTTCGTGTTCATCAGCACAAGGTGCGCCCACCCATCCGCAGATCTTGCAACGCATTTTAAGTTTCATTTCGACTCCTTTACTCTTTTTGGTTTAAGCAAAAAACCTTATTACCTTCTCAACAAACGTTTCAGTCGTTTGTCTAGCTGCTTGACGATCTTCGACTAGCTCTTGGAGAGTCTTCCTAGGTTTTTTGGCCGCAGGCTTCGCATCAACCTGATATAAGACTCTTCGCCTTACCTTCCTTTTTAATGCCTGACTATATAATATGTTACATCCCTTGAAGTTTTGATTGCAAGAATGAGGCGATACTGTTACAACCAGATTGCCTACTGTCCAATATCCCTTATTTAATTTTTCTGTAACTCTTCGTGTCACATCAGCAGAGTCATATCCACTAATAATTTCGTATTCCATTATTCCTCCTCTTACTGGGTAAGTTTCCAGTTTCCAAGTAATACTTACGATCATCAATTGTTTCTTGTATCAGAGGATCATTCTCATCGAGAAACTGATTACAGTGATCCTTTACCTTTAATAAAACTATGTGGTCAGGATCATGCTCATCCTGATCAATATCACACACCTCTACAATCTCATTCCGTATGAGAATTTCATGTCTAAGATTCTTCCAATAACAAATCGTACATAATTTCGACATTATTCCTCCTCAAATAACATCTACATATTCATGCATCAAGTTCAAAACATCATCATAACTCTTAGACTGAATAGCACGTTTCTGCCACTCCAGCCCTTTATCACGTTGCCCAGAATCATTCAACGCTTTTTTCACTATAGCGATAATGTTAAACACATTACCGTTCTCTCCTATAACCTGACATTTAGGTTTTTTCATTTATTCCTCCTTCACATGTATAAAAGGCCAAACGTTATAATTGCTGCAACAATCATAAATACTGTAGTCCACTTCTTAACATGAGGGTCTGCAGACATAAAAAATACTCCTATCAAGATAAGTATGGCTACGCCGCCAAAACCTACTGTAACTTTCTGCTCCATTTCATATTGCTGAATGTACTCAATAGTTCTAGCAGAATAAGCTCCTAACATTAGCACAATAAAAGCAATAATAATCAAAATAGCCATCTTGTGAAAAAGTAATAATTTCATTATTCCTCCTCATATCTGTTGTCTATGCTTAAGATAGACTTCTGTGTTTCTTTTATTTCTGTGTTTACCGCTGCTAAGTCCTCAATCATTTTGTCTTGCTTTTTTCGAAGCTCCGAAAGTCTTTGGCGATAGAAATCTTCTAAATCACCTGAGCCATGCTTATCCTCAGCTTTATCAAATTTACAAGTGTTTCTTTCGCAGGAACAGGTAACAGTTGCCCCTTTCGCACCCTCCCGCACTATGTGTAAGTGAGTGCGCTCTTCACATTTTGGAACCATATCGAGCATTTTTGTCATGCCTGCTTCTGATTCAACTTCAATGCTTTGCGTTCTTTTTGCCGTGCCTTCCTTGTGTGCGTATGTTTTCTTAGGCTCTTCTTTTAAAGAAAGATTGTTATTCTTAAGGAACTGTTGTATAATACTATAAGTCTTTCTTCCAAAGTTTCTAAGTCCGTACAATTCGCTAGGCGTCTTTCCAACTAAGTCACCAACTGTTCGGATATTTCCTAGTTTACAGCAACCCATCGCTCTTCTATCTAACATGTCCTGCGTTAAAGAGGTGTCAAGTGTTATCTCAACATCCTCGCCTACTTTTTTGCATGCTTTAGTTAGGTCGCAATCAATATTGTTCTTTAGTAAAAAATAGCGAACAGCATCAAGACTCGTTCTCCCAAAGTCTTTAAGATCCGTTAAATCGTTCACTGTTTTCTGAACCAAGTCACCAACTGTCTGGATACCTGCTGCGTTAAGAGAATTCATTAGTCTAGTTGATACGCGTACATGACTAACACCATCACGGAACATATCAGAAAATAATGTAGTTGTCTCTGTTATAGGTTCAGGATGTTCAATGATTTCCATATAGTCATCACGTATCTTACAACCTGCTCCTATACAATCAGCTATATCTTTTGCTTGTACAGGATCACTAGAAACTAATGTATGTATGACATACTTTACATGCACCTTCAGTGGCTGAGAGCCATTAAAAACATACGGGTAACTATTTCGACCAGCGTTAGTAAACTCGTCAAAGAAATAAGCTAAGAGAGGTGCTACCTTTTTTAAGCCTTTACACTCTAACTGATGTATTCTATCATGTGACAGCTTCTCCTTCTTTGCAATAGCTTTCAGAGTTTGTTTATCTATGAATCGAGCATATACTACTCTAAATAATCTCTTATCTGGGAGATCATATAGCTTTTTAAAAATAACATGAAGGGCTGTCGTTACAAGGGTCTCGTCATAAGGTACATCATTATAAGATCTTTTCATTTATTCCTCCTCACCTCAATCTTTGAATAACTTGCGAGAAATTGTTTCTTTAATCTCTTCGCGTGACTGACAGCCTTCTTCCGCACACACATGATCCATAAAAATTGTTTCTTGCCAATCTTCAAAAGATTGAGACATCAACCAATCATAAACTTTCTCCACAATTCTTTCCTTAGTTTGTTGGTCCATCATTCCTCCTCCTGCAATTCAAGGTATGCACCGACAGTCATTTCTCCTTTTCTTATTTCAATCTTAATCGGGAATTCCTGTTCCAGGTTATCCATCAATTCTTCAACTACTTGCTTAGCATATTCTACAGCATCTTGATAACTGCGGATAGTAACATAATCATAGCTCGTATCTAGAGACGGTTCAATTTCCCATACATCTATTATCTTGTCAGGACTTTCATTATCCGGTACAGGTTTTCCATGATAATCAGTATTCATTTCATACCTCCTCATTCATTCTTATAAAATGAATCAACAGCGCCTGTTTTGTCAATTACTACAATTACATTTATGCTACAACCTTTTTTACCAGGATTAAATAACATCTCAATGTCATCTTCATTTACATCAGGATGACCGCAAGCACAAGTAATGGACAACCGCCTACTTATAATATCAAACCCAGACGACCAATTTTTCTTACGACTCATCATAATGTTGAACGCACTCAGATCATCCGTTTCCGTGATATGAGTCAGTGTTGCGGTAAGACATTCCCCACAGTTTTCACACAAACCTGAAAAGTTGTTATCTTCCATCATTCCTCCTTACTTGTAAAGTGGTAAAAATTTGAATATCTTAGGATAGTCAATTTGCGGCAAATAAGCAATAGCAACTTCCTGATTATCCATCGAAGACTCAGTTAGTATTACATGTGGTATAAATGAACCCTTCATCTCTTCAAACTTAGCAGCATCTACTTTACAGATAACTTTCTTGAATGGACCAGGATCAAGCCATTGTTTCACTTCTGATGTATTCTGAAACTTCAAATACATTGCTAATGACGCATGAGCTGCAGCTGTAATAGCTTTCCCAAGAGGCACAGCATCTTTAATAAGTATGTATGCTTTCATTTCATACCTCCTACATAAAGCGGGCGTTAATTGCTTTCTTAAATTTATTGTATGTTTCTTCTCCTATGAGCTCTTCTTCTTTAAGAGCGTACAGTGTATAAAATTGCTCATGAGGAAGATTAGCTGGACTAGCAAGCATTAAAGCTTTACAAGCATTTGGATATAACAAATCCTCTATCCAGTCTAAAATCTTCTTTGCAGAAAGCTCGTGCTCTGTTTCAAAAAACTCGATGATGCCTTCAACAGTCTTTAAAGCTTCAATTTTCTTTTGCATGTCATCACGAGGTTTCTTATTCTTTTTGTGATACTCCATATCAAACGCTTCCTCAAACCATCTGTTTATGTCAGCAATTAAAATAGCTACTGTTCCCTCTGTGCCGGGAATGGGGTCAATATCCCTATAGGATTTGTATAGATCCTTGACTATACTAAAAAATGCTTGATTATACTTTTTGTCAATAGCATCCATCATTTTGTCAACTAACGCTTCTTGCTTTTTATCTTTCTTACTTTTCTTTGCCATTTATTACCTCCTCAATAGGTATTGTACCTATACTAGGAATAAGTACCTTAACTATATAATCTTTACAAGTAGCGAGCTGTTTATCAAGTAAGCAGGAGGAAAGAATCGTTTTTTGTGCTGAAGGTGAATAGCCCGCCCAATGCATAAAGTAGCGTAACTGCTCATCTTTACAACATGTGATGCACTTCTTGATCGTATTCTGTTTGACTAAGGACGACAGTTTCTCTTTATCAACATCTTTAAAGAATTCCTTAAATGCTTTCATGTCAACGAAACTTATCATATAGTCTAAGATACCAGTAGTATCATCTGAATTTATATGAACCGCACCTCTGCTGTAAACACAATCCGTAGCACCTCTATCAAAGAAGTAGTTGATGAGCTCTTTATCTTCGCTAAATAATACTTTTGTAATTATAGTTTGTCTTTTACAAGAAGCATTCTTTTTCTGTAGTAAGTAGTCGAGAGTAGGTAAATATACAGCATTATTGAATCTTGAAGCACCGTGACATACCTGCTCCAATACGAGTGTGGCGAAATTTTTCCTTTGATTCTCTGCAACAAACTTTTCGCCAAACTCGTATACTACTTTAAAGATTTCAAACCATCCTTTCTTTCTTACAGTATCATTGGTTAGCATGTCAAAAGAAAACCTAGCCACTAACGCACGATATACCCCCTCAGCTGTATCTTCTTTAATCTTCTCCCATTTATCACGAAAATCATCAAGTGCTAGTAACTCTTTTAAGAAAGAAAGATTGTTATTGTATACACATCCTTTCCATGCTTCGAAATAGGCTAAGTTGGGGCGGAGGTTGTGCTCCTTCAAATACTTAATAATATCTAGTCGACCGTGCCAAGCAACTAAGTTTTCAAATGTACAACTCCAACGGTTGTTACAGCGGAAATCTGTTTCTGATAGTAGAATCTTTCTTTCTGCCATAAAGTCCAAGATAGTCTGTACCGAAACATCAGGGTTCCTAACTAAGTTTTCTAATTGATTTATCTCAGTACGTACGGTATTTTGTAAGCTAGCAGTACTTAGATATGCATCAACCTCGTCAATCACTAAATGCTCTTTTATAACTTCCTTACTAGTCAATAAAGTTTTGTCTAATTGTTGAACTTTAACTAATGCGTCACGCGCACAATCCGCTGTAATTTTTATAGTAAATTGTCCATCAAAATGAATACTTACGTCATACTCAGGCATCTTTCCTCCTCAACTCTTTCAGCTGCTTAGTGAGACAAGAAACAGGCATAATAACAATAAACCAAAAAATTATATACAAAGCCAGGACTGTGTACAAATCTTCCTTAAGAGGAAAGCCTTCTTTCATAAGATAATTAACAGACATGATTAGACAAAACCATTGACCAACGTAGAGTCCTAGTTGAATACAGCCATGGAGTATAAGCTGCATAATATGCATTCCTTTCACGTCGAAGGTAAGCTCAAATCCAAAAAAGCACCACTTAGGGCTAATCTTTGTAATAGTAACCGCCATTGTAAATCCTCCTTAAGTTAGCGTAGCACCATTAGCTACAAGTAATTGTATAATACGATCTATTGTAGAACTCCCATAAAGAAAATGTAATGACAGTAATCTTTGTAATAAGCGTATGCCATTAACTACAGCGTTTACATCAGCACCTGCATTCACTAACATCTCCGCTTTAGAGTAGTTAGGATGATAACCTAAAAGAAGCAAAGCAGGGTATCCTCCTTCCTGTGCCTGATTAACGTCTGCGCCCGCTTCGATGAGCAAAGATATCAAAACTTGACTAGTGTCATATCGATTCCTTATAGAATAAGCAAGAGGGGTACCTCCTAAGGTATCGTTGATATTTGGATTCGCACCTGCTTCAAGAAGTAATTCAGCTATTTCTATCGCACTGTTCTGTAAAAGACTTATAGGGTTATGACAAGTACGCATTAGTGCCGTTACTCCATTAAGATCGCAGGCATTAGGCGCCGCACCTGACATTAAAAGGAATTTAGTGAGCTTTACATTTCCTGCTTTGGCAGCATCAATTAATTGATTATCAAGTGTGTTCATTGTTCTTTCCTTTTTCCTTAACTGTGACAGTCAACAACTGTAATTAAAGTATCACCAGGTAATCCATCAATTAACGTATTAACTTGACTTTCCCACTCTTCCGCTTCTTTTTCATCGGCTACCATACCAAACGAGCACATTTTGCCTTTCTCATACCATTGACCATCTTTTAAAATAGCAAAAGGCGCAAATGCTTGATTTACTGCATGCTGTACATAAGCTGCTCTTCCTCCATTATACACAAAAAACTTTTCAACGGGATCTCCCCAAATACTGCGCATTTCCGAAGTACGAAAAGCCAGTATCCACGGATGTTGGTTATATGCTTTTTGTGCTTGGTTAATGTTATCTTCACCAAATTCGTCTATTGTCTGCTCCCATGTTTTTGTAGGAGGGTCAATACCTTCAACAATCTTCTCAAATTTATCATATTTCTCAATTGCCACTTTTCTGCATTCCTCTCGCATACCCTCAATGTCTATTGCCTCTTTTCGTGCTTGATCAGAGCGCAAACCTTCGCCCGACTGTTCTGGTGTATTTCTGAAAGCGCCGCTTTGTCCTAACATAATGTTTTCAGGATCACAATCAGGTTTTAATCTGAAAAAGCCTGTCCAGCGTCCTCCTACTGAATACCAATCCCACTTACCATTAGGATTAGTCCAATAACCATACTGTCCTGTAGCTTCATCTTTATCGTAACCTATACCTTCCATGTATTCTTCAAATGACGCATAATCCGCAACAGACTTATCCTTATCTTTCTCCCACTCCTCTCTATATTCTTCCTCCGTACTCACAAATTCCCTATAGCGGTTATCTTCGCTACACTCATAAAATGGCTCTAACTGCTCTCCTGGATTATCACCGATAACATAAAGTAAGAAATGACTCATTTTACTCCTCCTCTCTGTTTCTTGTTCTCACTAAATCTTTCGCCAATTAATTCTTTGTATTGTTCGGGCAATGTCTTTTTAAACAACATATGCTTTAGAGTTGCATCTCCTACTATGTCTAAGAAATCATGAGGAAAAGGTGTAGGAAGGTATGAGTGCTTTTCAATAAACAAGTATTTTGCACATTCGTATGCTTCAGACTCTATAGCTATTCCTAGTGCATTCCCTCCCTCCGATAAGGAATACTTAAGCGTCTCCACTAAGTATTTCATGAACTCAAGATTGTCTGTTGCAGTCAATGTCCTAAATAACCAGGCTGGGTTGTAAGAAATGTCTGCGCCTGCTTTAACTAAAAGCTTATACATCTTAAGATTGTTGTTGCAAGCGCAAGAGGCTAAACAAGGATTAAGTGCTGCTTTTAAATCAACTGAATTGAGTAATTTCTCTGCATGCGTTAACATAATTTTAATAAGCTTGTCGTCGTTTCTAGCACAGGCTATCTTAATACATAACGCCCAGTCTATTGAGTCCTTCGACGTTTCCAACTCAGGGTCTGTTTTTATTCTGCTATAAACATAATCAAAACTGTCATGTGCTTGAATGTCGATAGAATGATAAAGAAACTGAAGAATGAATTTAGGATTCATAACAAAACTATCAACAATAAATTGTAACTTAGCTCGTGAAAGGCTCGTCGAGTTTGTTTGCTTTTTTTTCATTAAAACTCCAAAAATTTAGTACGACAATCATTCCTCATTACACACTGTTTACATTGCTTGTTTTTAGGAGAAAAAGCTTCTCCATAACAATTAGGCAAAACTTCATCTGTACTTCGAACAGCACTTCTCACATTCTTAAGTCCCTCACTAGCCAGACTACTGACCTCGCCGTGTTTATTAACAGCCATCCATCCTTCCTTTGTAGCTTTGGAATCAGCTCGAATATCCTCTTTATACCTCCAAGGAGAAGGCGGCTGTTGTAGCCTTTCTATACATTCTTCGTCTACAGTTTTTACTATTTCACTAAATATTATTTTAGAAAATTCTGCATACTTCTCTGGAACCAATGCTTTGAGTAATTCAGCTGCAACTACTACATACTCTCTACTTGTATAATGGTGTTTTATTATCGCCAGGTTAATCTCAAAAAATACTCCCATTTCAACAAGCTTAGCATATAACTCAGGGTCCGTTCTTAAACAGATACATTTGTTAACTTCTCTCTCATACTCTCTATCCTTCACTGCTTGTCCAAAGAATGCCTCTAGTTCAGCTTTTCTTGTAAAGGTAAGAGTAGCTATAGCTTGAAGACTTGCTAAAGACATCCTAGAAGCAACATTTTCAAGAAAAGGCTGCCCTATTACATCATATGTAGCAGAGGGGTTATTTATTAAAGGTACTAATAAATTACTATAAATAGTTGCGTCACCATAGTAAGAATAATCATCCTTAAATAACATGTCTACTACATGAGTAGTTATCTCTACTCCTTTTCTGTTAGGTGCTTTTTTAAATTTAACTGATTCTATGCCTTCTTTTAGTACTATTTCAGAAGTATCTGAAAGCCACGATAAACCTGACCAGTTAGTTTCTCTATAAAACTGTAACCTATCTGTTTCATGTACTGCCTTAGCTGAAGGAATCCTAAGTAGTCTTTTCATTTATTCCTCCTTCATTTCTGTTATAAAAACGTCACAAATTCTTTGTGCTTCTTCTTTAGCCTCTTCAACAGTTTTATGGAAAACTTCTCCTCTTTTAAGACAATCTAGCTCATGTACTAATCTGAAGTGTTTGTTGTCGTTTGATGGTACTCTTTCAATATAAAACATAATAAGATTTCCCTGTTTTAATTCAAGCCTTCCCCAATTTTTTCGAGATGAAATATGATAAAACCATAACAGTTTTCTATCCATTATACCTCCTCACTCTCCATACAAGAGAGGCTATATATATTGCGGTTACTGAAACTATACAAATAAATAGTCCAATATAACCGCTTAGGTCCTTGTGTAACTTGCGAGATTGGTCATCACGCAATTCTCTTGAAGTATCATACCTTTGATGTAGTTCGATTACTTTAGTGCTCAAGCTAAGTAGTTCTACCACCTGTTCACAAAGCTGGTCACATACATCATCTTTTACATTATGTTCCACTTGAACACCTCCAATAATAAAAAATAAACCTTGTGAAGATTTCTTAGTCTTTCCACAAGGTTCACACAAAAACGTAGCAAATAAAAACTTAGTGTTAACTACACCACGCTCTAAGCGTTGAGAGGATATCATCACCATTCTCTCTCAATAAAGCTGTAACAAATGCAGAAGTTAAATGACAAATATCATTTCTTTTCAACATCTGATGGCTTCTATAACCCGACAACCAGCAAAATTGCCTAGTAAGTTCCGCAAGAGCAACGTCAAACATAATGGTTTTGTCTTTACAATTTATTTTAATTTCTTTTTTACCTACATCAGATATACCTTTGTGGCAATCAGCTGGATCATCATAATAGCCTTTCTTAATAGTAACAAGTGATCCAAGTAACTGTACTTTTAATGTTCCTTCTGTTTTGGAGGTGTTACTAGAAGAGGCGGCAAGGGGGAGGTCCTGCTTGAGTTGCTCAAAAGATTTTCTTTGAGTTTTAGGAGGTTCCTGAACTTGTCTAGAGTCCTCTTCAATTTCATGATTTTCAACTGTAACCTCCTTAGGTATAGTCTCTTCATTTACAATAGGTACTTCAACTTTATTCGCTGCATCAAACTGCTGTTGTACTTCTTCCAAATGCACAAACCATCCAATAGCAGTCGATATTGCATCTATAACTTTTCTATTTTTCATATCATAGATTTTTGTTTTAGGACAACCTGTAAGTGTGGAGGCTTCACTTACAGTTACATAACCTTTTTCTCTTACTACTACTAACTCTTCTATAGCTGCTCTTCCTTCAGCTGTCGAGTCTTCCTTAAAGTAGTCAAGCAACTTTCCTATGTCTTTATTACGTACATGTTTTACTTTTTTCGCTTTTTGTCTTACATCTGTGTCACCTTCAGGATATTTTCTAGTTAAGTCTAGGTGTAACTTCTTTTTTGCTACTCGACTAATCTGACCGTTTGTCAACTTTAGTTTTTTTGCAACAGTGCTTAAAGGCACCCATTCAGTATTACTGCCGTCAAACTTTACTATATTTTTAGCAACAGTATCCTCTTCAGGGAGACAAGTTTCTTCTACAAAAGCATCTACAGTTTGCATAGTGTCTCCTTTAAGGTGTTCTTCTGTTTCTACCATGTTTCTTATATCCTCTTGTTTATAAAAAGGAAATCTACTGCCTAAAGAAGAACACATTGCCTTTATATTATATAACTTGATTAATCTACTAAAACGTGATTTACTTATCTTGTATTTCTCTCTAAGGTCACTACTCATGACATAACCTGAAAGTGCCATATTCTTTTTGACTTTGTTAACCCGTTCTTTTTGCTGTTTGCTTTTAGCTTCAATAGTTGCAAGTGCCTTTTCTGATAAAACTGAAGTTCTTTCACCACTTTTATCAAAGCCTTTATAAACAAAAGCAATCCCCGTATCCAGATAATCTAAAAGAGAGTCCTTTTCTATAAATAACTTAGACTCAATACGTATACTATCAACTTTGCCTAATCTAATAAGTCTATAAATAGAATAACTGCTTTTCCACTTCCCTAGTGCAGTAGCTTCTTTAACAGTAACAAAATGTTTATTATTTATTAACGGCATACTATCTCCTTATAACATGATTATTTGTATACTCTCTTTTTTCAGCTTTACCTTTAGCCTTTTCCTCCTTTTTTCTTGCTAAAAGTAGCTGCTCAAAAAAATACCTGGTTCTTTTATCCTTAATTTTAAAAAGCATTATACCTAGCTGAGCAGTAGAAAATTTGCATCTTTGCATAACATTCATAACGTCCTCATTAGTGAGAACCTGCTGTCTCGCTATAGCAATGCTGCTTCCTTCATACTCAAAAAGTTGCTTAATAAAATCTCTATAGGATACATTCTTCTCTTTGTTATTACGGTGATTAAGCTCCTTTTTTGCTTCCACTAATGCTCCATGTAAAATCTGATTTATATCTGCTCCAGCTTCAAGGAGAGGTTTAATCAAAACTGTATTTTTCTTTGATCCTACAGTCATTGAAGCAGCTGTAAGGATAGTAATCCCGTTTGAGTATTGCAAAGGTTTTTGCTTAGGGCTAAAATTCGTGCACTCTTCCATATACTTAAGTAAAAAAAGACATATGTCATGAAAACCTTCGCTTGCAGAAACTGCGAGTGCTATAGACAGTTCCGTTTGAAAGCCAAAAGAAGTCCCGCAGCGTCTTAACTTCTTTAAAATGTATTCAGTAAGCTCTAAATCGTTTATTACGACCGCTGCTATAAAAAGAGTTAAGGGTCCTCGCTTTACAGGGCTATGCCATTCAAAATGAGAAACATAATCTGTACTTACAACAACCTTAGCACTATCTGTGCCATACGATAGGAAAGTAGACGTTGCTTTAACAAGATTAAGGTTTTGCCTAATCATTTGTTTAACATGGCTTGACTTTCCTTGTAAAGCAAGGTGTATTACTATCTCATTTTGTAACTGACCATGTACTATCTCTAGATTAATATTCGCTAAACTGGGTTTGTGCTTCACCTTTGGAGGGGTATCTGGTTTTGCTGCTACAACAAGTTTCGCTATTTCCCTTGCGAGATCTTTTTTCATGCTTCCTCCTATTAGTAAAATTAACACAAACTTCTTCAACTTTGTAGTACTTCATAAGAACATACTCACCTGTAGGATAAGGCAACCATACAAACAGTTCCCAAAAGAATAGTTCAATCACATTCATTAGTATCTCTATAAATATACTTAACGTTGGGTGCAAGTAAAGACGACACTTTTGTATGACTAAGTTTCGGTGCTTTCCTTTTCTTGCGCCCTTTAATCTCAGAAGCATTAAACATTGATTGTAGTATAGCTTCCTCTACACATTCTACTGTTGCTTCAAAGTACCAATTAAGTGCATCATCATCCCAATCTCTTCCAAATCTGTCATCCTGGCTTGTTGTAAAAGCAAGAGAAAACTCACCACTGTCTGTAGATGCAAATCCTCCAACTCTTCCTATACCCATAGCAGCCCTGGAAGCTATCCTACTAAGGGTAGAAGACTGCAGAAATTGCTCGACAGCAATAATAACAATTATAGATCCACCTGACTTTCTTTTATTAGGTTTTTTACCTAAGAACGGCCCAAGCACTTTCCCTCCTACAGTAAGATTGTGCCTAAGCCCAAAGTTAGCTTGGACAAGTACACCTAGGGCTCCATAGTTGTTGTGGACTCTAGAAGATGTACCAATTCCTGCTGAAAAGTCAAAAGACATCATGCCAATACCAGAACCTACACTGCCTTGCTGGAAAGGTTTATCACTTAAGTTATCAAGAGCTGCTTGAACATCCTCTGGAGTAGCTTTAGTTAAAGATAAATAAGAATTATCGGTTTCTGCTACAACAGGCATAGGCAATCCATTAGAGTCAATAAAGTCATCAATACTGTCTTCCTGTCTTAAAAGATTATCAAACATTTCATTATATACTATGCCTACAGATAAAGTATTAGTAAGAACAATAGGAGAAGAAAGGGAACCTGTTTCTTTCAGCTCATGTAAACCTGTCATTTCTCCAATACCATTAATTACAGCACAGCCTGCACTATACCACATATCTTCCTTAGAATCAATTATCGTAATGCCACTAATGTTACCTTTTTCATTGTTTGTGTGCATGCCAACTTGTACATCTTTGACATCTATAATTGAGTTATGTTTACCTTCTTTAAATCTTCCGATTTTTATCGTTTTACCATTACTAAGTTTAATCATCAATCCCTCCTTTGAAATTTACAATGGATGTCATGCAAGAGTTCTTTATCATTTATATCTAGCAGAGTAAACATATTTTGCACAAACTTGTAAAGAGAGTGTGCTACGTCCTTATAAAAATCTTTGTTATCTTTAGTGTATAACTCTTCACCTAATTTAGTATAGTCTACAGTAAACAAACGTCCTTTCACGTAACTAGCTAAACTATACAACAGCACGTCAGCCATAAACCTGTATATTGTTTTAGGGTATATATCAACTGAAGACATATTGCAAATGTACGAAGGCAATATACCTTTAAATACTAACATAGTTTTGGTAGTAAAAGGCAAATATATTGCTATAATATGCATAAAGCGACACTGTGCTATAACAAGTTCTTTAATGTAGGCAGGATCCATATTCGTAACTTTACATTCCCAGGTAGTATCTATATACTCATGACGCTGCATAAGACGAGTAAAGTTTTGTGTATAAGCTAAGAGAAAGGATGACGTTTCCGGGCTAAGCATTGCAGCACCGTTCATTATCGCGAGTCCTTCTTTTCTTGTTGCTAAACTTGACCACTCCACTAAAATAGGTGATGGAGGGATAGTGATTTCTTTCTCCATGGTAACTATAAAGTCTTCAATAACTCGTTTGGGGCGTGCCCTAAAGTTAGCCATCAGGATCATCCTCCAGTCTTTTTTGATGCTTTTTTCTTCGGGAGTACTTTGTTTTGTCCTCTATTACTTTTTCTGGAGGAACTGGTAGTTCTTCCCGTGCCTTTTTTCGCATTACCTTTAGGACATTTGGTTTTCGTTTTTTCTTCTTTTTCATTTTTCTGTCCTCCAAAAGCTAACCTCTGAAGACCTTTACAAAAGTCTTGTAAAACATTTTTAGCCTGAATCTCTATTTCTTTAAGACAGTCTTCAGCTATCTTCTTCTTACCGGATAGTCTAACATTGTCCTTAAAAGCTGCAATAGCTTCTTCATTGGGGACATCTGCATTGAACCCTAACGTATACTCATCCATTATCACATAGAGCATCTCAGCTACTAAACTAACTTCTTCCTTTGTTATGTCTTTCTTCTGCCTTCTTATTAAAGTTTCAATATCACTCTTTCTCATAATATCCTCCTAACTAAAAACCTCTTTTTGAAAAGGCGGCTTAGTCTGTTAAAAGCTAAGCCGCCTTTCTTCACTATTTTACTCGGTAACCTGTCCTTGTTGGTATAAAGTCCCACTCATCGTGTTCTGGCACTGGATGACTTGCAACGTAACTAATAAGACTTGAAATTACTTCATTGCAATTATTGCAGTCCTCCGGTTGTTCATTTCCTAGACATCTTGTTCCACATTTTTTGCAAGTTGTCATTATTAACCTACCTGTGCCATTTCTTTTTCAACCTCTTTCTCAATCTCTTCTTCTTCCTCAGGAGTAAGAATTTCTCCATCTTTCTTCATAAAACGATCTACTCTTTTTTGAACTCTCAACGTTACTGCAATCTTCTTTCTTATATCTTCTTTCTTTTCAGCAATCATGCCTACGCTAAACAATGCTTTGTTTGCGCATCTGATATACATACTAAGCCTTAATGCACCATCAGTAGCTACATCATATAAGTTTGTCTCACTTATATACTCAAAGAAATCAAGATCAACCTGATCAAATACCAAAAGAAGGAAAGCTGCAACATTAGTAGCATTAGGGTCCTTTTTAGAATGCACTACAAAATCACTAAGTGGTGCTTTTCTTTTTGTCAGAAGATAGTACTTCATGAGAATGTGAGTATCATCATTTATAAGCAGCAAATCTTCCAGTTTAGTGTCCTTAAGAATCTCAAGAATTGTAATTGCCTTCATAACATGTGAATATTCTGCATTTGGGTCAGCTTTAGTAGCTGCTTGTGTTTTTGTAAGAATATCAAGCAACTCATCTTTGGAAGAACGCAATAACTGAAATACAGCTGAGGTATCTGTAGGAGAAATTAGCAAAGGACAACCCGATCCTGGAAAGTATGTCACAAATCTTTCTTTTGTTGCAACATCAAACACCTTACCTGTTCTAATACTTCTAAGTAACAAAAAGAAATTTATACAACGAATCATACTTAGCGGAACAGTAGATGAATGCGATCCTGGAATCAATTTTGAAAACCTTGCAGCTATGACAGCAAACTGTAAACAGCTTGGAGCAGTGTTTAGTTTTTCTGCAAAGTATTCAACAATGTCGTCCTCGTATTCCGGAAAATGTTGGCTCAAATAAAAAGCCTCACACCCTTTTTCAAAAGCAGCCAGTGTCCTTTTACCGTCAAGGTAACGAAATAACGTATAATTCTCTTTCAACTTATCCATTAGCTTCCTCCTTTTGCTTCTCCTCAAGATGTTCTACATAGCGAGTAATCCTTCCCATCACACGTTTGCAACGTTTCAAATCCTTTCTTAAATTGTCGTCTTCAGTTTCAATTGCAGTCTTAATCCCAGTCTCAATTGTACCCATTCGTACATGAGCTGCTGCAACAAATAATCGGTTCTCTGAATTCAAGTACTTTTCATGTGCAGGAACAATTTTATCAAACAGAAGAACAAGCCACGCTAAGTAGTCAGAGCTATGCGCTTCCATTTTGATTTCTTCTGTTAGTTCCTCAATTGCACACTTTTCAAGATCAGTTGTTATAGCCTTCAATTCCATTTCTGTTTTAGCAGCAATGTAAAACTTGAGTAACGGACTAAGCGCTTTCTCCGTCCTCAAAGCTTTCAACATCTCTTTATCATAATTCTCTTCAAGGAACTGAATCAACTGGCTTGAACTACAAGCTCCAGAATCAGGAACAGTATTATTATAAATGCGACGCAGTGTTTCAAGCTCTCTATGAAATAGCTTGCCTGCTTCTTCTGTCTCTCCTTCTGCTTCAGTTGTGCTTTTTGTTTCAGAAGTTTCCAATAAGCTCTGTCCATGCTTTAGTCTCCTACAATTTAAAAGAAAGTTCACTCTTTCTATAAACTCAGGGGATGACTGATTTTTGTCAATAGGGATAACTTTCGTACATCTTCCTGACATAATGGAAAAACTGAGAAGAGAGTTAGCATCTGTATAAGGACAGAGAGTCTCCAGTATCTCTTCTTCGTTAGCAGGGAAAGCTTTTATCAAATAAAAAGCTTCAATGCCTTGTTCAAATCCCGATAGTGTTTTCCTTTGCTTAATTCGATCCAGCAAAGTTAGTCTTTGTTTTTCGTTCTTGGTTTCCATTTGTTTCCTCCTTGGCTCTTGTTTTTAAACTCTGTTCTAAGATATTTCTAACAGCTTTAGTTTGAATCTGTTTGAAAAGAAGAAGTTTTATCACTTCCGCTGGTATGTGTGGTAGTAGTTGCTGAATCTTGTGCGAAGCAGTACGTTTACACATAACATATCTTCCTAACATATTAAAAAAGCGTTCATTGATTAAAAAAGTTGTACACTCTTTAAACCCCGCACAAATAATATATTCATTAGGATCATCATACCACGAAAAATCTGTCCAGGAATGGTGTTTGTAGTAATCGTATCTAATAACGTAAACACTAGCATCGTTTATAGCATCCTTGTCCAACCAGTTTGTTTGCGTATAGTAGTGTTTTCTGATTGTATAAGCCTGGTCTACTTTCATTAAATCAAATCTACAATGATGTCTAAAAGCACGATATCGTAGATGCTCACTACTATCAGTAAAACAATCTAGATCTTGCCAACGCACAGCTGAATAGTAGTCTTCTCTTTCCCACCATTCAGTTGCTTGTTTGAGAGCTAAAAAATCTGAGAAAGTTGTAACGTCGCGGTCGCGACGGTATCTAAGCCAGTAGCCCTTCTGCTTTATAAATTCTTTGACAAATTCGAGCATTTTAACAAGTTGTTTTGCAGCATTAGCCTCATTAGTGAACGTATTTGTTAAGGAATGTTTGTACTCTTTTTCTGTTTTGAAGACCGTGACGATTTTTCCTTCTGTCATTTAACCTCCTTTCACTTTGTCTAGCACAGTCTGTAATGTGATAGGCATGTAGTTTAGATTTTCAACTGAAATATTCACAAACACATTATCAGAATCTTCTGACTTCCAGATTAAAGGTACTTTATTGTGCATGTGTCCATGAATGTTAACATCAAACATTGTTGTATCAAGCTCATAACCACTTTTCCTGTAACCTTCACATCTCCTAGCTGTTAAAGGTTTATGACTGAATACAAAACGTATTCCTTCATGCTCATAAAACAACGAAACTATTCGCCTAATCTTTTTACCCATCGGTTCAGTTAATACAGTTACATTTAAGTTTTCTTTAAACCATTTAATAGAATTTCTATCATGATTTCCTTTTACTATGAAAATCTGCCCTCTAAGACCCTTTAAACGATCACACTGGTATAAGTCTCGGATGAAAGCGAAATCGCCTAGATGCAATACAACATTATTGTCTGAGACGGTATCATTCCAATTATCATATAGTAGTCTCATCCAATTTCCAGGTCTATTCGTTTTCGATGTAATTTGCCAATGAAAGAAGTGTGTATCACTTAAAAGGAAAATTGACGGTTTTACCTCTAAGTCCATCTTCACTCTCCTGATTAACTTTTATTATCAAAACATAGTTGATTATTGCCTTCACACTAACAGGCAACCCTTTTTTTAAAAGTAACGCTGAAAGCAGACTACTAGGCAAAAGAGATAATAATAACATATGATTAATGCATACACGAATACCACCGTCCGTAGACTCTAGAAATGTTAAGAGTTTCTCCGTAAAATCATCAGTAATAAAAAAAGATGGTGCTATTCTAAAACCAGTATGCACTACTGTTAAACTAGTATCCTTTATCCAATCAGTATCACTCCAGTCACTACTGTTATAATATTGTAAGCGAATAACAGCATTAGAATCATTTTTAGACGTCTTTCCTTTTGCTGTTGCGTAACCCACATGCCTATAGTATTTACGTCGCTGCTCGACATTACCAAATTGTATTACATTAACGTCTTGAGGATTTTTAGCATAGTAGTCCTCTCTTATACCAGCATCCTTATCCCTGCCAGCATCTTCATCTTTCCAATGATGCTCTTGATAGTAGCATCTTCTTACACCACTGTCTTTATCTTTCTTCGCGTCTGCGTCTTGCCACCTTCCTGCAGAATAATGTGCCTTTCTTGTTGCAGGATCTTCGTCTTTCTTGGCATCCTCGTCTTTCCAACCCTTACAAGAGTAGTAACGTCTCCTATCTTTAGCAACAGGACTTGCTTTGTCTCCTATCTTTGTAGGCCACTTATCACTACTTTTTAAGTAATGCTCTCTAATATAAGCCGCTGAGTCACCTACTGCTGCACCATCTGACCAACCTATTGAATGATAATAACAAGCTCTTACATTAGGGTTAGGGTCGACACTCATAGCGTCATCCTTAGATGTAATTGCATAAAAACATCTTTCTATAGTCTTACGAGAAGTTTTAAAAGAGTCAGGAGGCTTTTGAAGAGTGTCTCCTGCTAACGTAGCAGCATTTACAACAATATCATAGTATGCTCGTATACTTCGCATTAATCCTCCAGTTTGTCTTTTTCATCCATACACTCAACCATAATCTTTTTAATATGTTCGTTAATAGTTATGTGGAATAACAATTCAGCTAATACTACACTATCAAAAGACATAAAAAGATTTTTAAATACATCCTTTGGATAAGGATCTCCTGTAGTCGCTGTATTATAACCGAGAGGTGGCTTGACTCCTTGTTGTGACAGTATTAGACTACTAGTTGCAAGGAAGTATTCAAACGCTTTGAAGAAGGCATCATTTATAAGAAAAGTCTGACACTCCATAAAACCTGCATGTATAACACTAGGCATATTACAAGTATACCATCTAAAATCTGTCCACGAAGTCGAACGAAAATATGCAAGAAGAACGGGAACACATCCTGATTCATGGAAAACAAAATCTTTCCAAGATGTGCTTAGATAATAAGCGATTACAAGTCTAGAGTCTCGAGCATCTTTCCACTCTACAGGAATGATTCTTTTTAGCTGCTTAGGGAGTAATGCTCTTCTCTTGCTTACCATAATAAACCTCCTTATGTAAAATTTAATTTTCTTTTAAGCTTCCCTTTAGGATCACGCACTTTTGCAGGCTCAGGCTCAATGCCTTGTTTTTTATCAAGAGCAATCTTAATAATTTGTCTAAACTCTGCTACCTTTGATTGCAATAGTAGTACTGATAATAAAGTTTCATCTGCTTGTGAAAGAAACGTAGCAACTTTATCAAAATACCTGTCCTTTGCTTGACTGTGATACTCCTGTTCTAAATAAACATAGTCGTCACGATAAGAGGTACGAAGCGCTCCGGAAATACTTTCAAAAAACTTGTCAGGTCTCTGAAGATAAATAGCACCATTCTCCAAACGATTGTTTAAATATGAAAAATCACAACGGTATCCTGCAATTAACGTAGGAATCCCCGTTTTAGTTTCTGCAAGTTTTTTAATTATTTTAGTTATGTTATCTATTTTAACAAATGTATCGCTATGATGGATTCCATTAAGAATCACCATAATATCTTTATCAGCATACCAGTCGTTATCTTTCCAGTTAACACTTTTATAATAACCAATTCTATGTTCATTGAATGGATCATTCTTTGCTAAGGCCCAACCATTTTTAATGTAATGCTCCCTTCGTACTGTAGGAGTTAACGAATAAAATACTTTTACATTATTCATATATTTAGGATGCGCTCTTATAGCACTCTCCTTTATTGCAGATGCCTTATCCTTTAAGCATTCTTCTGGAAAACCTTTAGCCATGTAATATACGTATCTAATGTCAGGATTAGTAACAAGCGCCATGTCAGGGTCTTCGGTTATAATAGTGTATATAAGCTTTTCGACCACAGAAGACTCTTTCATATCCTTGAAAGCTTCATAGTGCTCATCACCTTCTGCAGGCATTTTTAGTATACCCATTTCTTTTAACGCCATCATTAGTGTAGTAAAACATTTTCGTTCAACATTAGTAGGTATCGTACGATCAGGAAAGTTACAACCTTGTTCGTCAGAGGACAATAATCGTTGTAGCTTTTTAAAAGTTTTATTAATTATACTTGAACTCATTTAAACCTCCTACTCGTCACGTCTATACATAGTAATCTCTAATGAAGTTCTATATCCTAAATAACAAAAAGCTTTTGCTGCAAACTCAAAGTGCGCTTCAAAAGAAAGAGTTCCTCTTAGAAAACGAGTAACTGTTGTCTTTGATACATTTAGCTTTTCATGAAGACTTTCTACAGGTATCTGTTCAATCTCTAAAGTAGCGAGTAACTCTTCACATATGTCATTCCTATAACACTCTATTGTAAAACCTGGATCTTTTTCGTACTTTTCCATTATTTCTTTAAAACCCTTTCCCCACTTAGTAGGCGGTTTATCTAAGATTTTAACCATTAGCTTCTCCTTCTGACTGATTCCTTAAAACTAAAAGATCTGCAAAGAATTCTCTTGCGTAATCCTTATCACATTGAAACATTAGAGCAGTTATCTGTGCTGTAGAAAACATTGAGAAAAATTTAATGTAATGGGGTCTATGTGGTTCCCAATAATCCGACCAGCCCTCCTTCCAAACATATTTACCGTTTTCCCATCTACGATGTCTATATCTATGCTTTTTAAACAGTTTTGTAATACCTGTTTTATTAGTAGCAAGTTTGGTAGCAAACTTCGTCAGGCCTTCAGTCTTTTGAAAATCTTTACAATTAATAATACCTTGAACAACTACATTCATTTCTTTGTCTTCATACCAATCAAAATCTTGCCACCTGTCCTCTCTATAGTAATTAATTCGAAATTTAAAGAATGAATCATTCTTTGCTAAAGACCAACCTTTAGCGTTATAGTGTTTCTGTCTTTCTTCCTGAGACCAACGTTCAACAGGAATGCCTGATAAGATATCAGGTTTTGCTTGAAGGACAGCACTTTGAAAAGGGATACTAGGTACCTTTAATACATCAATATCTTCAAAGTCACCAGAAAGGTAATAACAAAACTTTACAGAAAGTTTAGGATCTTTCTTCATATCAATGTCTTTAGTCAATAAAACATAAAGCATCCTTTCAAGTTCAAGGGAAGAAGTCTTCAAAGTAGCAACTATATCTGGAGGCATAGTGAGGCCACAGTCCACTAAGGATTTAAGAAAAAAGGCTAAAGGAGCCCAGGAATTGCTGAAGGTATTATTTATACAAGTCAATGCAGAACTATTGCCTGCTCCCGAAGAATAACCTTCAAGCTCTAACGCTTTATTCTCAATAGGACTTTTATTAGGGTCAACTATGAAAGCACTCATACCTTTCCTCCTTTACTTGATGCTCGCCATCTTATAAATAAATATGAAAAAACATGCTATGACTCCAAAAATTAAAAGATACTCAAACGAGTTATTAACAACCACAGCCCAGGTAATTATTTCTTGTGTCATTCTTTCCTCCTTTTAACGTTGTTTAACATTCTTGTACTTTTCTGATTCATCAATAATAACTTCGACTTTCTCATGCCGGTTACACAGATCCTCTGCCAACTGTTCTGCATGCTCTTTTTTCATCAAACCAGTATGTACCCACTCGCCGAACTCAGGATTAACCTGCCGCCAATATTTGACACGATAAATCATTTCAAGCCTCCTTCTGACATTTCTTGCTTAACAAGCACTTCCTTAAAGAACTCTCTTATGTATTCTTTTTTTGTACTGAACATTATTGCAGTATTTTGCGCAGGGGACAACAATGAGAAAAACTTGATAAACTGCGGTTTGATTTCTTGCCAACGTGCCTGAGAATGCTTGGTAGCCCAATAAAGTGTATAAAATAGTTTCTCCATGCCTGTTTTATTAGTAGTTAACTTAAGCGCAAACCTTTGCAAACCTTCCGTATTTACAAAAGAAGGGCACAACGTTATGCCTTCTTTTATCAAATCCATTTCTCTATCACAGTACCAATCGTAATCCTTCCATTTTACAGAGTCATAGTACAATCTTCTAAACGAGTAGTTAGGGTCCATTTTAGCTTCAGCCCAGCCCTTCTCATTGTAATAAGCCCTTCTACGATCATCGCTTAAAGCATAAATTGAAACTTGATCTCTTAGTCCAGGTTTTCTTCTTAAGGCTAACCTTTCAATTACCACACTCTTAGTTTTTAAAACGTCGGGATCAACAAAATCAATAGACAAATGATAACAGAATTTAACTTTTAATGATTTGTCTTTTTTACAAATAGGATCACTAGTAGCTAACGCATATAGCATACGTTCCAGTGTACAGCCTGCTTTCATGTCATTAAGTAACGCTTCATTTATACTAAGACCAGAATCGAACATAGTCTTAAATAATAAAGCTGTAGGTATCCATTTTTGTTCACTAGATGTTAGAAGGTGATTTACCTCCATTACGCATGGTTGACTTCGTCCCAACAACCGAGATAGCGCATCTGCCTGAGTACTTAATTGACTGTTACTTTTTTCATAAGCCATTCACATCACCCCTTACATTTTTTGCATAAAAAAAAGGATAGCTGATTAGAGCTATCCTTATAAAGAGAGGGTAAAACTAGAAGTTTTACATTTAATAAAAACTCTAAACATTACTTAGTTGACGTATTTCTTTTTTCAATATTGTTAGAAGCTTTGTGCGTCTTGCTTCTAACTTACTTCTCTTCATACCTAAGTAAGCACTATCAAACATGGTTACAACTTTATTTAAACTAAAGAACGGTACTACTGTTTCACGTGTTGCTTCTCTTCTAATTGCATTCAGACTATGGTCAGCCATTTCAACATTTAGACAATGAATCTCTGCAAGTAAAGAGAAAATCCGTTCTTCAGGCTCAGTCACTTTTTCAAAAGGTGTACATCTTGTACAAGCTACACCAAAAGCAAAACTATCCTCTTTCTCAACGAAGTCTGTATTTAATGGAGCCTTTGCAGCCATGTTAAAAAGTGCTTCTTCACGGCCACTATGTATAAAATCACCAGTTACATATTTATTAATAATTGCATTAATTTTTTCTTGATAAGGTACAAATTCTATAGGTAATGTTAGCCCGTAGGGGTAATACATGCCGCCCTCCTTTAAACGTGAAAAAAGGGATAGGATTATTAAATGTCCTATCCCCATTATGTTACTTAATGAACTGTTGCTTCTTCGTCTTTCTTAGAATCTAGAAGTTTTACTACCTGGCCGTTGAGAGTAGGAACCTTTTTCTCTAGTCGTTCCCATATGGAAGATATGCACTGTAATTCCATTACAGCACAGTCTTTAGCAAGTTCTCCTGTAAATAAAACATGTAATGGTGCTTCTTTGTTTTCCTGGTAGAATTCATCTACAGCTTCTGCAAGTACCTCTTGATTATTATTCAAAAATTCGTCAAGCTCTTCTTCACTACAAGAATTAAATGGTCGCAGGACTGCAGCTTTGATTCCCTTCACAACTTCTTCTTTCTTTCCTGGAAACATGTTCATTAGTTATCTCCTTGTTTTTTAAATGATTCATCCATTATTAGTGATATTACTCCAATAAAAGGGAGTTTGTGTTTATTTGTTAGCTGAAACTCAGCCCACTTCCCAAATCCATCGTTGCACAAAAGATACTTTAACCCCCTTTTAATTCTTGTAAAGATACTTCTACTCGGCCTGAGAAATACAGTTGCATGCACATCATTAAATTCTCCATCATACTCAAACGTAAGAAGAAGCTCCTCATTGGACAAAGTGAGTGTAAGCTCATTTGCATAAAATGTGTAATTGTCAGAATAGGTGCTTTCTTTGTTTTCATCTATCTTGCTTACCATAGCAAGAATATCTTTTTTGTATCCCGAGTCATTGTCTAGATTCCACGAATGCCAGTACCATTTAGCTTGCTTTCCTTTAATGTATTTGATAGCATCCAATGCTCGCTGATAAAATGTTTTATAATTATCAAGAAAAGCTGATACATAAATTAAATTATCTTCGGCATCATAATACAATGCTAACATTGTATGTGTATAATCAACACATGAACAAGGGATAATGTTAATACGATCTTTCCTAGCCATTGCTATCACCTCACTTTAAACGTTTGCTACTTCTTTTTCGCAGTAAACCTCACTTATTTTCTTTTGTTGAGCTGCTTTTGCTTTTTCAACTTGTTTAATAACTTGCTGTCTGCAGTCAACTAACTTCTTCGTATAGTTTTGTTTTCTCTTCATCAACAACGTTAACATTTTCTTTAAAGGAGTATTCGTTGTTCTGAAAAGAAATAAACCTAACCTTTCTGTATTCTGAGAGAATAAGCCTGTAACAATTAATTGACTCGGTTTAAGACTTTCAATTGTTGTACCCTCTCCTGCCATCCTAGAAAATTCAGCAACCTCCTCATTTGTTAATTCGTCTACTTCGCCTAAGAATAACTTAACTAGCATGGAAGAAAAAGGTGCCAGTGTTTCTAACTTTTTGTCAAGCATATAAGGATATAGTGGCGCTAGTGATTCTAACTTTTCAACTGTAACGGTTGCTTTAAGTAACTCGTTTACATAAATACTCAACATTGTGTGATAATCGTCTGTAGGAGAAACCTTATTGTCCATATCTTGTCTATTATCAAGGCTATACCTCTGTGCTTCTCCCCAGAACAACTTAAAAGGATACAGCCTGCACGACTCACTTACAAACGGTGTTAAGCTTTCCAACCCGTCTGCAAAAAAGAGATGTTCCTGATAGTCTATTTCAATCTGACGCCAAGCCTTGTCACAGTAAGAAAAGAAGTCTAATTCTGTCGATCTCTTTTCAATAATTGACTTAAACATAGGATGTGCTACTAAATATGGATACATTTCAATAGGCTCGCCTAGTTGCTTGTATAAGTAGTAAACAAACTCCCATACGTGCGACTGGTAATCTGCCAAAGGAGCATAGTAACTTAATTGTTCAGTAGCTCTTAGGCAGAAAGCTATTAAATGTTTACTCGTATTTTCCTTATCTTTTCTTGCAAGAAGTATAGGAGCTATTGCATGAAGAGCAGGAAATATATGACGTCTATCACTATAAGTTACCTGATTGCCAAAATAGGTACAGAACTCCTCTGCTGCACCCGAAAGCTTTGCATCTTTTGCAAGAAGGAACGTGCTCAGCGATACTCCCTTTTTCATACTCCGGTTTTCATGGCTACGTGCTATAGTAGCCCCTGTAGCAAGAAACACGTCACGTCTTGTATCTAACATAAAGTCTGCAGGCGCATCTTCTCCTTTACGCATAAGAGGAAAGTTACCTAAAATTTCAACTGATTTTAATTCTCCTCCGTCCTCCATGGAAAGAACAAACAATGGATAATAAAGATCGGCCATCCCTTCTGTTTCTGGAACAGTTATGATTAGAATAATGTTATTAAGTATTTCAAGCTTTACAATAGGTACACTTATCTCATTAAATACTACTTTAGGGGAAAGAAGCTTAGACTCCAATAATTCGTTCATAAAGTTAATCCACCAAGCTTCTACGGGGTTTTGAATTATTCCTTTGATCTTAAGCACAATTGCCCTCCTCTGAAGTCTCTACTGCTACCAACTTCTTTCTTTCAGCAAGCTTGAATATAATATCTGCACACGAGCTTCTATCACGTAAGTCAGCCCTTACATCCGTTGTTTTATAAACTTCCAGTAACTCAGGTTTTCTTAAAACTAAAGCCTGGAAAAAGTGTTCACTGATGTGTAACATGTTTTGTACAATTTTCCCAAAAACACAAGAGATAGCAAAACAATCGTACAAATTCGTAGCATCAGTAAGCACGTTACCCAATGCGGTAAGAACTTGATTATTTTCTATATGCTTTTGATTACTATCGTCAAGACATGCTGCAAGAAGATAGCTTAGATAAAGCATACCCTGTTCTTGGAATGACTGGGTCATTAACTTTGACTTCCTATCAGTAAGCGAGTGAAGATCTGCACCATAAGCATCTTCTACAAGAGAAACTGTCAACTCATTGCAAAAAGAAAAATCCCCTTTTGATACTCTATCACAAATGAACATAAACAGTAACTCAGGTGCTTTACGATATATTACTTCATATTCACTAGGCCACATCACCTGCGCAAAAAGTCTAAAAACTTTTTTTACACTTTCTGTATCAAGAAAAGTCTCCTCAGTTATTAAGCCTTCTAACATAGAAATACAAGTACTGTAGTCTAAGTCTACAAAGCAAGATTTTCTAACAAGAACATTGTAAATGTTAGTCTTCTTGGCCATAAGAGAAGGGTGTGCAAGAACAGCTGTATTAAGGCCAGCATGTCCTTGTTTAATGCAGTAATCAAACACTTCTTTACAACATAAAAACTGTGCTAAAAGGTCAGGGTCTTCATACACGCTATATTGAACAATAACTTTAAATATTTGTGAATGCACTATAAAGACTCTATAGTAGTCTACTTTTGTGGACTTACTTAGTATCTGTCCTAGATAACTTAGCTCACTTTTGGATAAAGAATCTTTAGTAAGCAAGAAAGATATAGTAAGTAAGGATGCTGAATAATCTGGTTCAACAAAAATGTCTTTAGGTTCTTTCTTCTCCTTTTCCCACAACGTGCGTTTATCCAAAACATCTACAAACTTAGCACGAATAGCACTTAACTGTTTACCGTAACTATTGCTAGCAGAGTTCCCGACAACTTCCTTGTACTTGTTAGGAAGACAATAATCAATGTCTGACCTCATTTCTTTAGGAAGATCCTTGACTGTTTTACCTAAACAAAATAAAGTGATTGCCTGCGTTTCTCCTGATTTACCTCTCAACAACAAACCAAGAGCTTTCTGATCTATTTCTGCATCACTTAAAGTTGCTCCACCTTCCTCACCTTCCTCAATAGGAAGAAGTGCCTTTACCACAAATGAAATGGATGTAATTATATTTCGACTATTAATGAGCACATTATCCGTATCAACATAAAAGCCGGATGGAAAGTCATACACATGAAAAATAACAGTTACTACATCATTAACGTCATCCTCTCCATTAATAACTATGTCCTCGTAGTGAACATCCAATTTCGTAGCTACAAGGTCTACTCGCTTTTTGATAAAATTATTCTTTTGAAATTCATACCATGCATCCGATAATGAATCTTTCTTGCTATGAAAAGTTAATTCAACTTTTACTGTAGAACAAGTTCGAGTAAGTTGCTTTGAACTAATATATTTTAACACGGCTCCTCCACTACTCCAAGATTTTTCATAAACTCCATAAACTTTTGTCTCTTGTTAGAATCTTTAATATTTAAAAGCATCCTTCCGAATAACCCGGGAGTTACTTCTTTTACTAACTGTGCAAGTCTTTCGATAATGATAGCATCCTTAAACACGAAAAAGGTGTGATAACTAAAGTTGTATAAGTCCATTCCTCCTACTGTTGTAAATAAAGCATTGAGCACCTCTTCGTCTACCTGCAATTCTAAAGATTCATACAATCCAGAAATAACTACTTGCAATGTCTTATCCTTACACCAGTCACTATCTTTCCATAGTGTACTTCTATAGTAGTTGAGTCTTGCATGCATAAGACTATCGTCTTTAGCAGCAGGATCGGTAGGATAAAGCTCATAGTATCTATACCTTATAGTTTGGTCAATATCTTTTTTGGCATCTGGATCATGTGTCTTTTCATAATATAAATATCTAATAGTTTGGTCAGCATCCAGTTTAACATTTTGCGTAGCCACTCCTAATAACGTATGGTAGGTCTGTCTGATTAATGATTCTGGGTCGTGTGCAGCCGCTGGATCAGACCATTTACCTCTACGATAGTACAAGTAGCGATCTGCTTGCTCGTCTAACAAAGTTATATCAGGAGTAGGAGCCATTGCTATATAAAACTTTGTAACAAGCGTAGAAGTAGTACTATCGCCAGTATAATTCTTCCAACCTGTACTAATATGATGAAGAATGGACAAGGCTGGATCAGACTTTTTGTTTATTTCGTAGGATGTTACACCTGTTTTAAATTTCACCAATTTAGACATAAATACTCCTTAATGATTATTAACCGTAACAACAGTAAGTCTATAACCATCATCGTTAATAATAGCGCTATGCTCAATAATAGCATCTATGGAAAGACCATTGTCTTCGAATTCAACCATTACAACGTTTGAGGGAGGAACGTGATCATACCCACTGCCTTTACATAAAACATACTTATAAATTCTTTCAGCTGCTTCAGTCATTTGCTGATCTAACAAAGACTGTGCTTGTTTATAAGCCTTTGTATCATCTTTATAATTTTCATGTAAAGCAAAGTACTCCGCTTGTAGTGCGCGAGTTTGATCAGACCATGCAAGTTTTTCAATAATCTCTGCTTTGTTAGATGTACCTTCTTTCTTAATTTTCTCAAAAATACGTGTAGCAAGCAAGTGTGTGCTAACAACTGACTCTGAATAGGTAGAAGTAATAACTCCTGTTACATTGTCCCAAAATAATATTGAATGTAATTCCTCAACAGTTTCAGGTATCTTCTCAGAGAAGGCCATTATAAAACTGCTTGAACTGGAATTGCTAACAAAGCCTCGTCTAACTTTCATTAGTTCCTCCTTAAATAGAAGCTAGTGCTTGTTGCACTTTATCACATGTCTCGAAGAGTCTAGGTATATCATGCTTATGAACATATCTTACTGACATGAATGTAGGGTAGCCATTGACACATCTAGGGCCAGCCTTATCCAAATATTCATAAAGCAGCCCTGCATCAGACAAAACTAAAGAGGTATTGCCTTGCATAAATACTAATACCATAAAGATACTAGATAACATGCTAACATCACTTTTTCTTACCTGCCTATCTGTAAATACTCTACCGGCAACTATATCCTTAGCAAGTTCCTTAAGTTGGTTATCTGGCATTAGTGATATGCCAAAAGATGCTTGCTGAATTTCATTAGTTATTTCTTCTTCAATGCTTTGTATAAGTATATGCGGATCATTTTCCATAAATCCTCCTACGCTCACCTTTTTGCTGACTTGCGTGATTTCTTGCCAGGCACCCTTTCTGCAATAAAGTTATTGCTTGGGTCCCACACTCCGTAAAGACCATTAAACTCAGAAACTTTTCCTAATCTAACAAGTTTCTCCAATCCTGCATAATCAAGAAAATCGGGGTAGCTACAAATACGAGCACTATGTATTTCTAATACTAACAAAACATCTTCAATCTCAAAATTATCCATATCAACATAACCGATTATGTGGTCGTTTACAATACCTATTTTCCAGCCTTCTTCTAATGCAGGTGTACATCCTAACAATAAATCTTCCTGTGCTCTTGTTAACTCATTCCTACAAACAATAAAAGCAGTCGAAGATGAATTGCTAACAAAACCGTGTCTAATCTTCATAAATTCTCCTAAAAATAAAGTTCACCGTAAATCAAATATTGGACATTCTCTGCATGAGTTACTAATTGCATGATTTTGTGTAATCAAACTATCTCTAAATCTTATGGTCTCATCACCATACCATACATCTTTTAAGAAGTCTTTACAGTTGACTACGTCAATTCCTTTCCAACCTTGCTCCCCTTCTGTAAAAGAACAATGAAAGTATCGTCCATCCACATTAATATAGCTGCTGAAACAAGAACTTTCACAGGACTCTGCCATCATTTCAAGTTCAGAAAAATTTGACCTATGTTCTACTGCTCGTAAAAATGTAGGAGCTGAACAAGAGTCAAACCCAAACTTAACCTTGTTATTAAAACAATACGAAATAAGTTTTTCATAATGACTAGCACCATGTAGCATAGTAAACTTATTTCTGATTCCTTTAGGCTTAAGATACAAAAATACTACAGCATTTGCTCTTCGTAGCCTAGCGTCCATTTTCATATCATATACTGTTTCATAACACTGGTCTAATGTTTCCTGTGACAGTAGCATATGTATGTTAACCTGCGTCATCCCTTTATCTGTTAGTTTTTGTACAGCATCATAACATACATCTTTAGGTTGGTATCTTGAGACAGCAACAGCTCCACATAAGGAAGAAAAGTTATCTGCTGCCTCATCTGTTAGATTCCAGCCATTTATAGTTACATTAGGCACAACTACAGTATTCTGATTACTCCTACAATACTTAAACATTTCCCACATATCAGGATTTGCATCAATATCTCCAATACCAAATGCTACCTGAGTCAATGTTTCAGGCATTTTGTCAAAGATAGTTTTGAATGTATCAAAAGACATATTCTTTCCTTTGCCTGTGTTTGATTTATAGCAATGTGTACAGGGCTTCCCATTAATACCATTACAGATAGTTGATATCTCTATATCAAGTATCTCAGGCCCGAATGGAGAATATGATGGGTCATCGTCTTCAGTCTTTCCCCACCTAAGAAAAAGACCACTCTTATAAAAGAAATCAAAATTGTAATTACTTGATTCCACATGTTTAGAAAAGGGCTTAGCCTTATTAGGCAAGTACAATATTTTACAATCCATTCTTACTCCTTTCACACTCCTGAAAAATAACCTTGTTGCCTTGCATAGCTCATCAATAACATTTGAGATTCTGTACAACCAGTCATACGTGCAATAGTGAAAGCACACGTACCAGCACAATTTCTCACTGATATATCTGCTCCTTTGTCAATAAAATATTTTAGTATTTCTGGTTCACAGACTGCATCAAATAAAATGCAATTACCTAGTTTGTTTCTATAGTTGATATCAGCACCTGCTTCTACCAATACTTTCACAATATCAAGACGATTTTCACGAATTGCAATCTTTAGTGCAGTATACCCATCACCTGGTGGATTTTTTACGCTTACCCCCGACATTAAGTAAAACTTTACACGAGGTAAGGACCCTGCTTTGATCGATCTAAACATTGCAATGCGTAATTCTTTTTCACAATGTTTCTTCTCGGCTTCAGTCAATACGCACCTCCATGTACCTCCGCACCATACTGTTTTAAAAGCTTGCGCACTTCACGACACCAGGCAGGAACAAAAAAGATAACGCTATAACCACTTTGAGTTCTAACATGTACATTCGCTCCTGCTTCAAGTAGCATCTTTGTGATCTTGTAATTGTTATTATGAGCAGCCCACATTAGAGGTGCATCATGCTCTTTGTCTTGAAAGTTAATGTTAGCTCCCGCCATGATGTAAAACTTAACTTGGTCAATCTTGTTTGTTCTAACAGCTTCAACAAGTTTTATGTCAAGGTCATTCAACCTGCACCTCCATACTGTTTTAAAAGGCTGAGCATTAGTTTTTGCTGTTTATCAGTATTGTGTAATGATATGAAGTGAACTACATCGTGACCTTTGTTATCTTTCAAGGTAGGATCAGCCCCTGCTTTTAGTAACCATTCCATTATATCAGGATATGAAGGATAAATGGCACTAAGCATGAGTGCTGTTTTGTTTGTGTGTACAGATGTTGCATTCACATCTGCTCCTATGTCAATAAATAACTTAATACATTCTTTAAAAGGGTAGGATGCTTTTGTTAAACGTATGAGAGCAGCCTCCCCGTGAAGTGTTAGATTAGGATTAGCTCCTGCCATCAACAAAAACTTTGCTTTAGGCACGGACCCTTCCGTAATAGCTTCACGCAACTTCACATCAAGTTTAGATTCCTTCATATTGCTTTAAAACCTCAGCTTCTGTTTTTTGTGCCTGAACTGTTTTTAATTGTGCTTTTAATGGAGTAATATCTGTGTTGCAGGTCAATAGAGTTTTAATTGTATAGCTTGACATAACCCTTTTAACATCTTCTACATTTTTATTTACTTTTACAGCAAGCTCATCCAGAATTTTATCAAAGGCTTTAGGTAGTGTAAGGTAGTCTTTTAACTCAGGTCTTATTACAGCTATTAACTTTAAATCTGAAATCTTGTCTTTAATCTTATCACACTCGGCATCTATTCTTTTAAAGAATAATTCTTTATACTGCGCATACACAGATAGCAACATAGCATCAACACTCTTAACAACCATCTGTTTATTTTCATCAACATAAACGCAATTAAACGAAATAGTTGTTGCTAATTCTTTTTTGACTTCTTTAGCAATCTGAGCAGCTTTAAACAGTCTA